GGCGCCGGCGCCGAGCTCGCAGACGTTGAGGCGCGCCTCAAGGAGCTAGCGGGGCGCCTGGCAGCGGCCGACGAGGAGGAAGAGGCCGACGACATCACGTCGAGCATGCTCGCCCTCAAGGCCCGGCGACGCGCCCTCCGCGAGGTGGCCCCCAGCGTCGTCGAGGACGTGGTCTACACGGGACGCACCTACCGAGAGGCGTGGGACGCGGCCCGGGACGATGACGAGCGGCGCCGCATGCTCCTCCGCGTCATGGATCACGTCGTCGTGAACCCTGTGGGCTCGCCGGAGCGCGTCACGATCCACTGGAACGACTTCGAGGGGGCCCTCTGAGGGGCGCCGGAGGCAGCGTGTGGCCTCTCGCGCGCACCTTCCGGCGCGAATGTCGGAGCCCTGAGTTAGCATCGGAGGGCCGCGGGGGGCAGCGCCGGGGGCGAGAGTGACGGAATGACGTTTCGAAACGTCATTTCCCATTCCTCTACTTAGTGTGTGCTCTCCTCAAGCAAGTAATAGGGAATGACGTTCAAATCGTCATTCCGTCATCCTCGACGGGCAACCCGGCCCGCCGAGGCGGTCTCCTTCTCGACCCCTAACAGCTTCGAGAGGTAGCCGATGGCACACCCGACCCCGTCCGACCTGATCGAGAGCGCTCGCGCGCAGCCGGTCCCTTCCCCATCACGCACGAACCTCCTCCTCGAGGCCATCGCCGTCGCACTCGCCACGCCGTCGACGGGCGCTCGAGCGTCCCGTCAGCCACGCAAGCCGGAAGTCGCACCGAAACCCGATGCCTAACTATCAGATCGAGCACGCAGCCCGCCTCCACGTCCAGCACCTCCGCACCGCGGCGGACACGGGGTGTTCCGCCTCCAACCTGTCCCCGGACTCCTATGTCCTGGGGCCCCTCATCAAGGCCCACGCGAAGGCCACCGCCGACCTCCTCGAGTATTACCTCGACGTCGAGGGAGGAGCCGACGGCGTCATCGCCACGCGGGACTTCCTCATCCTCGCGGCGTCCACCCTCCTCGGGTGCGAGTTCGACGAGGCCGACACGCCGGATGCCGCGAAACTCACAGAGACGGCTTCGAAGACCCCCGTGCCGCCCTCCGAGGGGGGCTTCGGCGAGACCGATATGCAGCGTGCGACGCAGCAGATTCACTCCCCCGAGCCGCCCCTCATCACGGACGTCCCCGACTTCGTCCGCCCCGCGCCGGCCCCCGGCTCGCGTCGCGCTCGACGCACCGCGTAGCCCCTCGGCGAGGCTCAGGCCCGGGCGAGACTCACTTCTCCCCGGGCCTCCCTTTGGCCCCACTCGCGCTTAAAGTCTTGCGCGCCCATACTCGCGCACATAGACTGACGCGACCCCAACCCTCCCCGATTGGATTGATCCAATGACGCTCGTTCTCGAGCCCAAGACGACGTCTGACGTCGGCCCCATGACCGCAGCTCGCGCAGCTAGCCAGGCCGCGCACTACTTCTTCATCACGCCGCTCGAGGATGACGACCTCGTCGACGACGCGCACGACTGCCTCCTCGCGGGCTCGGCCGTCTTCGATAAGCACGACGCCATCGCCCGCGGCGAGGTGCCCCGCCCTCGCCCGCTCGAGGCGCGCGAACTCACCTACGCCGAGCGGATGCTTCCGGCGCTGGTGCCCGCGGCCAAGCCCAACCTCATCGCTCGCCTCCGGCACGCGCTCTCATGGAAGGGCTGAGCCGTCGACGGGCCCGGCGAGCACGTCGCATAGCCCGCGCTGTCGTCGCCTGGCGTCGCGGCGTCTCAACGGCCTACCTCGATATCCCGCTGAGCCTTCTCTCCGACCCGCGCTGGCGCGAGCGTCACCTCCTCGGACCGTGGCGTCGTCAGTACGTCCGCGCCGCCAAGAAGTGAGCCCCGCCCACCGTCACGAGCGCGAGCAGAGCCGCCGTGTCCTCCTGGCCCACCTGAGCGAGAACGACCCCGCCCTCGTTGGCTGGGCGTCTCGCGTCCTCGCCCGCTCGAGCGAGGTCGGCCTCGACCGCGCCCTTGACGAGAACACCCGCCCCGTCCCGATGACCGCCCTTAGGAGGGCCGCATGACCGTTCACCCGTTGCGACTGCAACAGATTGCCCGCGACTCGTTCGGGAGTGGCGGAGCCGCCACTCCGTCGCAAAGCCTCTCAGAGGTTGCCGAGGCCCTCCGAGGACTCACCCTGCAGTACAACCTCTCCCCGGGAGTTGCCGGAGACATAGAGAGCCTTGCCGAGGCCCTCCGGGTTGAGACCCGTCGCGTCGAAAGCGCCGAGGAAGTCGCCCGCGAGGCCGCCCAGCGTGGAGGGAAAGCACGAGACGCGCTTGCACAGATCGGCCGAGTGGCCGCCCGCTCGGGAGTCGACCCGGACACCCTCGACCGTATCGAAGACCTCGTCCGCACCGGAGGCGGCCGCCCTTGATCCTCTACTTCTTCGGCGGCTACTACGCCGTTGCGACGTTCGCCGTCGTCGTCCTCATCCTCCTCGCCCCCGTCGGCCTCAGCCGCCTCCGAAAGGTGCCCCGCCCGTGACCTCGTCCACCTCCGGCCCTAACTGGCCCGTGCCCGAACTCATCGGCGCGGGAGTCCCCGAGTGGCTCTCCTACCTCATCCCCATCGTGGGCTCATGCGCCACCCTCCTCCTCGCGATCTTCCTGGCCTATTGCGTCGGCTCCGCCATGCGGACCCTCCCCCGCTACGAGGACGCCGTCGACGTCCTCACCCGCCTCGACCCGGCGCTCCTCCGAGCCTTCCCCGCGCGACGCGGGTGGGGCATGGAGAACGGCAGCCTCGACATTCGTGCCCTCGCCGCACTCAAGCCCCTCCTCGACAACGAGGACACCGTCCGGCGTGACGACGAGCGTCTCGCCGCCGCCCGCACCCGCGTCGCGTATGCCCGAGACGTCGAGGCCGCCGCGACCCGGAAGAAGGCCTCCAAGTGAACCTCTCCGGCATCTTCCTCTTCGCCCTCGTCCTCTCGATCCCCGTGATGGTCTACCTCTCGCCGGCATCCTGGCGCGCTCGAGTCGCCGCTCTCCGCCAGCGCCTTCGGCGCGACCCCCTCCCCAGCATGACGACGGAGGAGGTCCGATTCGGCCTGACGCTTCTTCGCGCTCGCGCGATCCGAAGCGCTCGGGACGGCCACCCGGCGTCCGCGGAAACCGCCCGCAAGAGCGCGGCCGTCTATCGGCGCTCCCTCGAGGTCCGCGGCGAGGAGGTGCCCGCGTGACCCCCGCCGTCGTCTGGCGCGGGCGACAGTCCCGCCACTCGCGGCGCTACAACGACTCGACAACCTTCCCCTATGTCGTCCGGTTCGGTAATACCCGCCTCACGCTCCCGTCGTTCCACCGCACCTACGCGGGTGCGCGACTTCGCGCCTTCCTGCATTGCATGGCGGGTGTGCCGTCTTACAACGTATGGATCGAGAAGGGGCGCTAGCCCGCGTCCTCTGACGGCCCTCCCCCACCGGGCCCCGGCTAGACTCTTCCTAACGCGGCCGGGCGCCCTTGTGAGCCCCTCCCTACAACCGCATCCCCACGGGTAGGGAGGGGCTTCTCGCTACCCGAGTTGCGCTCAAATGTGCGCGCGAGTAGAGTCGACGCATGACCTCCACGGCACCCACCTCCGCTCAAATCGCTCTCGTCGTCGCCGACGTCCGCCAGTCCTACGAGGAGGCGACGGAGCGCGAGGCCATCGAGCACGTCCTCGACACCCTCCGCCTTCCCGAGGAGCCCGGATGCCCCGGATGCTTCCCTCTGGACGAGGACGCCGAGAACCCGGACGAGTTGACGGCCGCCTACCGCGCGGTCCTCGAAGCGCGGGAGACGGCCCTCGACTCGCTCTGACCTTCCCGGCGCCGTAGGCCCTCGCCCACCCGGGCTGGGGCCTATTCGCGCGCAATCTCGACTTGCGCTCAAATGTGTGCGCGAGTATGCTGTAACCATGACGAACGCAGCCCCCGCCCTCCGCCTCACCTCCTCCGCCCCGTCTCTCTTCGGTTCGGGCGCCCTGGTCGAGACCTTCCTCGACGACGAGGGCAACGAGTGGACGAGCGTCGCGGGCTCCGCCCCCTCCATGACCAAGACCATCGCCCTCCGCGAGCGCTCGATGATGATGCACGCTCTTGGCGCTGACCTCCGCGTCCTCGACGAGGCCGCCTGAGACTCACACCAACGCCAAAAGGCCCCCTCCTCACGGAAGGGGCCTTTTTCGTTTGCTCTGGGCAGGACTACCACCGCTGGCGGTCTCCTCTGCATGACCATGATGCAACCCGCACCCTCCAACACCGGGACGCCCACGCTCCCGCCTCCCCCTGCCCCTCCCGTCGACGGCGTCGGTAACGGCGGCGGAGCCGACGACGATGGCCCCAAGCGCCCGAAGCCCGGCTCCATGGCCTCCGAGCCGCTGGACCGCCTCCTCGCCTCGTGGCGCATGCCGTACGACTGGGAGCCCGAGGACGCCAGCATCGAAGGCCTCGGCAAGCACGGCGCTCGAGCGATGCTCGCCGACGCGATCGACTACGCCCGCGTCCGCGGCGTGGCCTACGCCGACATTCTCGACCTCTTCGAGAACGTCTGGGACGCGCTCCCGGCCGCACCCGATGAGGTCGAGACCGAGTGGGAGGACGCCGCGTGACCCGCGACCACACGACGATCGAGCAGCACCCTGGCGAGACGCTGGCCTCCGCCTACCCGCGCGCTCGTCGCGAGTTCCGCGAGGACTGGGGCTACACCCCGCGCACCGTGCGGCACGCCGGGGACGTCATCGTCGCCTTCGGTCCCGACTGGGGCCGTCGTGAGCTCCTCGAGTTCACCGTCGCCGAGCAGCGCCGCATTCGGGCAGCTCGAGCGCGCGTGGACCGGCTCGCCCGGGAACGCCGCGAGCGGGTTGCCCGTGCCCGCGTCGCCGCGATTCACACCCTCCACACTCACTTCTCCTCCTTCGCCATCGAATCCGCAAAGGAAATCGCCATGCCCCTCGACCCCATCCTCGAGCGCGCCCTCTACAACTCCGCCTTCTACGCCCCGGTCACGGCCTTCCCCGCCACAGCCAAGAAGGGCGCCAAGGTCCGCCTCACGAGCAAGACGCACTCCCACCTCAAGGCCGAGTTCGTCATCGGCGTCGTGACGCAGGAACTCGCCACGGGCCGCGTCACGCACATCGCCCCTGAGGGCGTAGGCACGCAGAAGTACGGGGCAAGCTCCTACCACTTCGAGCTCCTCGAGCCCGCGCCCGTCCCGCTCCCGACGGAGACCGGTCTCTACGCCGGCCCCGCGACCATCCGCCAGATTCGATCGGGGCGCATCGGTGCTCGCATCTTCGTCCGCGAGAACGGCCTCTGGCACTCCTACCCCGCAACCGGAGGCAACGTCCGAAGTGAGACTGAGGCCTCGATCCGCGATTACATCGGCGAGGGCAGCACGTTGACCAAGCTCGTCCCCGCCTCGTGAAGGGGGAGCGGCTTGCCCTCGTTCGCGTGGGCTTCGTCGTCGACTCCCGCGGCGTCGTGACCTCCGACCTCCGATCCTTCCCGCTTGCAACGCCGCGCGACTTCGGGCTCCGACCTCCCGTGGGCAGCTAGGCGGTCTTCTTACAAAGGGCAAGTTCCCTTTTACCCCGGCGACCGGGCGCGCAGATACAGATCAGCGGCCCGGCCCGGGGCCCTTTCCCTCGTGGTGTAACGGCAGCACGCCGGGCCTTGGACCCGTTGAGGCCGAGGTTCGAATCCTTGCGAGGGAGCCATTGGCGAGTAGCTCAGTAGGCAGAGCACCCGACTGTTACTCGGAAGCGCGTAGGTTCGATCCCTGCCTCGCCAGCCATGGGGACATAGCTCAATGGCAGAGCGTCGGTCTCCAAAACCGAATGTCTAGGTTCGAGTCCTAGTGTCCGCCGCGAGGCCCGCCCCACCACGTTCGATCCCTGGCCCTGAAAGCCGGGCCTTTCCGTGCACGGCGGGCCGCCATCTACTTCCCACCCCACCCGCGTTCGATGCCCTACCCCCGGCGTCCGTGGGCCGACCCCCTCTGGCGCACAGCCCACCCCCTCCCTGTGCATAGCCGGAGGGGGTCTTTGTTGTGCCCCGGAGGAGGTCACCCCCTATGCCCTGGGATACCAGTGACCGTAAGTCTGAGCTACCTCACGACTGGGCAGCACGCCGAATGCGTGTGCTCCGACGCGACGCCTACAAGTGCCGAGCCGTGGACTCGCAAGGCCGACGCTGTGAAGCGCCAGCCAACCAGGTCGACCACATCAAGCCCGGCAACGACCACGACGAGGACAACCTCGAGGCGCTATGCCGGTGGCACCACGCACGCAAGTCTTCGGCCGAAGGTCACGCAGCGCGTCGACCCCGGCCCCGACAGACGCGCGAAAGCGAAACGCACCCCGGCCTCGTCGCCCCCTGACCCGAGAGGGGTGGGGAGGGACTCCCCCTACCCCCATCGCTCCGAGCCCGGGGAGGCATAGCGTCCCCCTGTCTATGCGCATGAGTTCCGTTTTTGCGAAATGAAAAACGCGACTCAAATCGCCCGTTTACCACTCAGAAAGGCCCCGATATGACGCCCTCCCAGCGCCTCGCACGGGAGTCTCGCGAGTGGATCGCCCACCGACATTGGAAACCGAGCCCTTACGGGCCCGCCCTCAGCGGGCTCGCCGTGACCGCCGCCCCGGGCGGCTTCATGGTCGTCGATATCACCGCCGCGAGCCCCACCCCCGTAACGCCCGCCTGGCCGGTGCCCGAATACGCCAAGCGCTACGTGGAGCACGTCCACAACTTCGGACGACCGCCCTACTAGAGTCCCCGCCCCGAGGAGGTGCCGCATGACCGACGCCCCGCGTCCTCGCGCCTCCTGGCGCTCCTCCGCCAAGCGCACCTTCGCCGACACGCTGGCCGCGCATCCCGCCCTCTCCGGCCCTGCCCTCACCGGTCTCATGTCCGCGTGCGACCTCATCGACGCCGCCGACACCATGCAACGCAAGGTCGACGAGGAGGGCGTTATCGCCTCCGGTTCCCAAGGCCAACCCGTCGCACACCCCCTCATCGCTGAGGTCCGTCACTACCGCCGCGAAGCCGTTGCCATGCTTCGAGCCCTCGGCCTCGACAGCCGCTCCGGCGCGTCTGCCGCCGCCGCGTCGCTCGCTAACAAGCGCTGGGCCTCCCGCCCCGCCGCGGGCAACGTCACCCCGATCAAGCGAGAGGGCGCCGCCCCGTTCTAGCCCGTAGGAGGCCGCGTGTCCCGCATCGACCTCCTCGAGCCCTTCCCTGAGAACGCCCCGACGATCGGCTACGCCGTCATCGGCTGGATTGAGTCGACGCTCTGGCGCCCCGACGGCGTCCAAGAGCTCCTCAAGCTCACGCCCGAGCAACAGAACTTCGTCCTCCACTTCTACGCCGTCGAGGTCGCTAGCCGCGACGCCTTCGGCCGGGTCGTCTGGCGCTTCAAGTGCCGCCGAGGCGTCCTCCGTCGCGCGAAGGGCTGGGGCAAGTCACCCTTCCTCGGCGCCATCGCCCTCGCCGAGCTGTGCGGCCCCGTCCTGCCCGTTGACATCGACGAGGACGGCCACCCGTTCGCCGAGCCCCACCCGATGCCGTGGGTCGTCATCGCTGGCGTTTCCGAGACGCAGACAAAGAACACGACCGACGCCATCCGCGCGATGGCGGGCAACCCCGACTTCGTCGACCTCTACGGCGTCGACATCGGCATGACCCGCATCCTCACGCCGGCCGGCGGCAAGCTCGTCGCCGTCACAGCCTCCGCGTCGACGGCCGAGGGCGGGCGCTACACGTTCGCGATCATGGACGAGACGCACCACTGGACCGCAAGTAACCGCGGCCACGACCTCGCCGACGTCATCCGACGCAACCTAGGCAAAGTCGACGGGCGCTCGATCGAGACGACCAACGCTCACGAGCCCGGCCGCGACTCGACGGCCGAGAAGTCCTACCTCGCCTTCCTGGCGATCCTCGAGGGCCGCTCGATTGCCGACGGCATCCTCTACGACTCCCGCCAGGCCCCGGACGACGTCAACATCGCCGACCGCTCCGCCGTCGAAGCGGCCCTCGCCATCGCCTACGGCGATTCCCATTGGGTGAACCTCGACCGCATCATCCGCGAGTTCTACGACCCCGACCTCCCGCCCGAACAGGCCCGCCGCTTCTACCTCAACCAAATCGTCGCCGCCGCCGACTCGTGGGTATCCCCCGCCGAGTGGCACGGTAACCGAGCCGGAGAGGGAGAGCGCCCCGCGATCGAGCCCCTCCGCCTCGGCGACCCGACTCGGCGCAACGCCGACGGCGACGTCGTGACCCTCGGCTTCGACGGCTCCCTCACCGACGACTCGACCGCCCTCGTAGCGGTCCGCGTCGACGATGGAGCCCCGTTCCTGCTCGCCATTTGGGAGAAGCCCGAAGGGCCCTCCGGCCAAGGCTGGGCCGTCCCCAAGGAGGAAGTCCGCGAGGCCGTCGAATGGGCCTTCGGGCACCTCGACGTCGTCGCATTCTTCTCCGATGTCGCCTACTGGGAGACGGACGTCGACGCCTGGCGCGACGAATACAACGAGCGTCTCCTCGTCAAGGCCACCACGCGCCACGCCGTCGGCTGGGACATGCGTGGTCACCAAATGGACACCACGCGCGCCGTCGAGGCGCTCCACCGCAACATCACAGACCGGGAACTCCCCTGGCGCGCTCACGAGCTCTACGCGGGCTCGTCCAAAGGCCTGGCCGCCCACGAGATTCTCACCCGTCACGTTCTCAACGCTCGCCGCCGGCCGAACCGCTGGGGCGTCGCCTTCGGCAAGGAGACCCGCGAGTCGCCCAAGAAGGTCGACGCGCTAGCAGCCCTCGTCCTGGCTCGGCTCGCCCGCACTCGCGTCCTCGGCGAGGGCGCTCTCAAGAAGAAGCGCCGCGCTCCGGGACGCCTCATCGGCTTCTAGGAGGCCCCATGCCTGTCCCCCTCGGCTACGCCACGGCCACCTTCACTGAGCCGGGCATCCCGGACGTCCCGACAGGGGAGGTCCGCTTCACGCTCGTCCTCGCCCGAGGAGACGCCGGAGCGGTTCCCCCGTCGTTCGTGACCCGACGTCGTTACGACGTCCGCCTCGTCGACGGCAAGCTCCCCGTCACCGCGCTCCCCCTCGGCCGCTACGAGGTCGCCTTCGCTCTCGTCGGCTCGGCGCTCCCGCGCTTCTTCGTCGACGTGCTCGCTTCGCACACCGAAGCCGCGCCGCTCGACCTCCGCCTCGCCGCTCCCCGCGAGTTGACCCCGCACGAGACGTTCGTCGTCAACGAACTCGTCCACCGCGAGGCCCTCGAAGCTGCCGAGTCGGCGGCCGGGAGTGCTGACGCCGCGAACGCAGCTCGCACCGACGCCAGCGCCTACCAGGCCTCGGCCTGGGCCGCCCGCAACGAGGCTAGTGACGAGCGCATCCGCGCAGTCGCCGCCGCCGATCGGGCTGACACTGCCTCCGCCTCCGCTGTCTCCGCTCGAGACGGCGCAGCCGCATCCGCTTCGACCGCGAACGCCGCTAAGGCTTCGGCCGAGACGGCGGCCGTGACCGCTACTGGCGCGTCCGCCTCGGCCGTGACCGCCCGCAACGGCGCCGAGGGCGCGAAGAATCAAGCCGAGACCGCCTCGAGCGCCGCCGCCACGGCCCGCGACGAGGCCGTCGACGCCAACACCGCGGCCCAGGCCGCCAAGACCACGGCATCCGCCGCCTCGGCGACCGCTGTCTCGTCTCGTGACGCCGCCGCCGCCTCCGCAACGAGCGCTTCCTCGAGCGCCGATACCGCGACGACCGCGAAGACCGCCGCCACCACCGCCCGGACAGGCGCGGAGACGGCTGCCACGTCGGCCACGGCATCCGCGACCTCGGCGTCTACGTCGGCGACCGCCGCCGCAGCATCCGAGACGGCCGCCAAGACCGCCGAGACGAACGCCAAGGCGTCCGAAACGAGCGCGAAGACCGCAGACACCGCGGCCAAAGCATCGGCCACGGCCGCGAAGACGTCCGAGACGAACTCGAAGACGTCGGAGACGAACGCCGCGACGTCGGCCACGGCCGCGCAGACCGCGCGAACCGCCGCCGAAACCGCCCGCGATGCCGCTCAGGCGTCGACGTTCGGTGGGACCGCCCCCGCCGCGAATACCAGCCTTGACACCCTGACTACCGCGGGCGAGTACCGCATCACCTGGGGCGCCACTGTCGCCCAAGGCGCCCCGTTCGAGAACTTCTACGGGACCGTCCAGGTATGGGCTCGCGCTGGTGGCGCAGTGACTCAGGTTGCCCAGAAGCACAACGCGCTGAGCGCGGACGCTAGCCAAATGTGGCAGCGGACCCAGACCGGAGCGGGATGGGGCGTGTGGTTCGCGTACTCGGCCGCACTCTGGGAAGCCGACGGGACCCGAGGGCGCACCCTCAAAATGTGGGACCCGATCAACGGGCGATGGAACCTCATCTACGGCGACACCGGGACGCGAGACATCACGGCACTAGTGACCTGGCCGTCGGGCGTCTCGATCACCTCGGGGAGTCGCGTGCTCATGCGGCGCGTGCTGTGGGACGTCACCGTTTGGATCGAGGAGGGGCTCGAAGCCTCCGGCCCGGTCGCGTCTGCGGCTATGGTCATGCTCCCCGCGGGCTTCGTGCCGAACGCGCAAGGCGACACGTCGCCGATCTACATGCGCAACAACCTCTCCCAGGTCGGCATGGTGCAAACCCTCATCACGGGCCAGATGAGTATTGCGTTCTCCGGATCGACCGGGGCTGGCGCAAACACTCGATTCCGCCACACGTTCAAGACGTCAAACACCTGGCCGTCGACGTTGCCCGGGTCGGCATTCGGCACCATCCCCGTCGCCTAAGGAGCGCACATGAACCTTCGCGAACTCAGCGATGAGGACCTCGCCACTCACCTCGACGAAGTCCTCAACGAGCAAGAGCGGCGCGCTCGCCTCGCCCGCGCGCCCGAGCAGGTCGCCGCGATGGCGGCCCAGTACGTCGCCGACGGCGGCGACAAGGCCGTCCTCCTCGGCGCGCTGACGCCGGAGCCCGCGGTCGACGCCGCCTAGATCAGGCCCTCGGCGCGATACGACTCGACGCGCTCCTCAAACTCCACCCGTCTCTGACGCTGATACGGCGTCCAGAGGTCGGGTCGAGTTGTCACGTCGACGCCGTCGCGCTTGACGCGCTCCCAGGGCGGCTCCGCACGCGCACGGAGGTAGACCAACTCCGTCGCAACGTCCACCCTCCCGGGTAGCGCACCGGGCCGCGGATCAAGGCTCATGCCGCGATCGTAACCCCTTCCCTCTTGGCCTCGGCCACTCGCTTTCACGCGGGTCGCCGGGGCCTTCCCATTCCCACAGGAGGCCCCGTGGAAGTCACCGCCACCCTCGCCGAGGAACTCGACGGCAAACTCGAGGCCGACCTCAAGCCCGACGGCCGCCTCGGCCTCCCCAAGCGCTACCTCGAGGGTCTACACGACGAGCCCTACATGCCGCGCGGCGCCAAAGCCGAGTTCAAGCACCTCGCCAAGCGCGCTATCACCAACTGGCTACCCCTCGTCCCCGACACCTTCGCCAAAGACCTCTTCGTCGAGGGCTACCGAGCGCCCAAGGCGCCCGAGGACGACCCCGCCTGGAAGCGCTGGCAGGAGAACGGGCTCGACGCACGTCAGACCATCGCCCACCGCGGCGCGCTCGAGTACGGCACGAGCTACGTCCTCGTCCTCAAGGCGAAGGACCGACCCGACTCGGCCTTCATCCGCCCCCTCTCCCCTCTCCGCTCCGCAGCGTGGTACGCCGACGAGGATGACGAGTTCCCCCAGGTCGCCATCCGTCGGATGGGCAAGACCCCCGACGGCAAGGGCCGCCTCCTCGAGGTCTACGAGGGCGGACGCATGATCCCCTTCACGATCCGCGACGGCGTCTACGTGGCCGGCGAGGAGCAACTCACCGGCTTCGATCACGTTCCGTTCGTCCGCTTCCGCGACCGCCTCGACGGCGCGAGCGTCGGCCTCGTCCGCCCCCTTATCCCACTCCAAGACCGCGTCAACGAGACCGTCTTCTCCACGCTCATCGCCATGCAATACGCCTCCTTCCGGCAGCGCTGGGCGACGGGCCTGTCCATCCCTGTCGACGAAGAGACCGGCGAGCCGCTCGAGACATTCGAGGCCGCGGTCAATCGCCTGTGGGTATCCGACTCGCACGAGGCCCGCTTCGGCGACTTCGCTCAGACGGAACTCTCCGGCCATCACGAGGCCTACAAGTCGACCGTCCGCACGCTGGCCGCCCTTGGGCAGATCAGCCCGGACGTGCTCATGGGCGAACTCATCAACGTCTCGGGCGACGCCCTGACGAACATGCAGCACTCGACCCGCCGCAAGCGCTCCGAGCTCGAGACCCTCTTCGGCGAGTCCTGGGAGTCGGTCTTCCGTCTCGCCGCTATCGCCTCCGGCTCCACCATCCCGGGCGATGAGGCTCAGGTCCGCTGGCGTGACGCCGGAGGTGAGAACCTCGCGGCCACCGTCGACGCCCTCGGCAAGATGGCGCAGATGCTCGGCGTGCCTCAGGAGGCGCTCTGGGAGCGCGTGCCCGGCGTGACCGACTCCGACCTCAAGCGCTGGCGCGAGTTGCTCAAGCCCGACGCGCTCGACTCGCTCACCGCGGAGATTGAGCGCCAGGCCGCAGCGGCCGAGGCTACCCTCGCCGCCGCTCGCCAGACGACGCCGAACGCCCCTCCCGCTGAGGCTGTCCCGGCCGCCGCCTAATGGACGACGCAGCCGCCCGCCTCGCTCGAGCGCATATGGCGAAGCAAGTGACCGACGCCGGGAAGATTCAAGCCGCCCTCACGCGGCTCTGGGACGAAACGCTCGACCCGAACGACCTGACCCGGTCCTTCGCCCTCTTCCGCGAGCGAGCCCTCCCCCTCATTGAGGCGGGGCGCTCGATCAGCAAGGCCGAGGCGCAACGGTACTTCGAGACGGTCCACAACGCGAGCGGGCTCGACTCCGACCTCGCCGACGTCTTCGAGAAGGGGTGGAGCCCGCGCTATGCGCGCTCCTCCCTCTCCTACGTCACCGGCAAGCAGCTCGCTCGAGCCGAGGCGCTCCACAAGAAGGGCTTCGACTCCTCGGTCGCGCTCAACATGGCCCGTGAGGCGATGCTCGGCTCGGCGAAGCGGCACGTCCTCAACGCCGGGCGCGAGCGCGTCATCGGCCTCACCCGCACCTCTGGCTACGGCCGGTGGATACGGGTGAGCGACGGCAACCCCTGTGCCTTCTGTCTCATGCTCGTCTCCCGCGGGCCCGTCTACGTCGGCGACTCGGCCAACTTCGAGGCGCACGACCGTTGCGGATGCTCCGCGGCGCCCGTCCAAAAGGGCACCGACGGATGGACTTCCCAAGCCCGCGAGGCTCGCGCGTTCTACGACGACCGCGGCCTCGCCGCCATGCGGCAGATACTCGACGACCGCGCTCGCGCGACCTCGCTCGAGCTAGCCGCCTAACCCCAACTCGAAGGCCCCGACGCACCCGCGTCCGGGGCCTTTTCCATGCGCGCGCCTCGGGAGGTCCGAGGGCGCAACCCGTCCCAGGAGGACGCAACACATGACCGACGACAACAAGACGCAGACGCCCCCGTGGGGCGAGGTCGAGAACTTCGACGCCGACAAGGCGTGGACCCTCATCCTCAACCTCCGCAAGGACGTCGAAACGCTCAAGACGGACAAGGCCACCCTCACGACGGAGCGAGACGCTCTCGTCGACGAGAAGGCCGCCGCCGCGACCGCTGGACAGAGCGAGGCCGAGAAGGCCGACGCCGCTGCCCGGAAGACCGCGGACGACCTGACCGCAGCCCGTAAGGAGCTGTGGGTTGAGCGAGCCCTCCGTAAGCACAGCGTCCCGGAGGAACTCATGGAGTTCCTCTCTGGCGACGACGAGGACGCGATCCTCGCCAAGGCCGCCAAGCTCGCCGGTCTCCCGGCCCCGAAGGCCGAGGAACCCGCCGCCAAGGACGACGCCGCGAAGCCCGCCGGCCGCCCTCAGGCAGCGCTCACCCCCGGCCACGGCGGCGACGAGAACGTCTTCGACCCCGACGCCCTCGTCAAGGCCAACTTCGGCTAACCCCCGGACCTCCCCACCCTCACTTATTCGCCCGAGAGGGCAGATCGGAGAGCCCCCATGGCTCACGTTTTCGACTACGACGCCGCACAGGTCGCCGTTGTTACCGCCAAGTTCGTCGAACAGGACTCGTTCCTCTCGGCGCTCGTCTCGCGCAACTACCAGGACGAGTTCCTCGCCCCCGGTACGGCCAACCGTCCCGTGAAGATCAAGTACCCCACCACCCTCTTCGCCCGCGAGCGGGACATCGACGACGTCACGAGCAACATTCAGCTCGACGAAATCAAGGAGGCGGGCACCACGATCAACCTCGACAAGAAGATGGTCTACTCGGCCGTCGCGCTGTCGGAGGGTGACCTCAACCTCAAGCTCACGGACTTCTCGTCCCAGGTGCTCAAGCCGCAGACCGCGGCCATCGCCGACGACATCGAGCACCGTCTCGCCACGAAGCTCCTGGCCGTGCCCGCCCCCACGGACTTCACCGCGACCTATGACCCGCTTAACCCGGTCGCGTACTTCACCAAGCTCCGCAAGCACCTCCGCGACAACGGCGTGCCCCAGGCCGGCATTCAGCTCGTCGTGGGCACCGGCATCTACGCCGACCTCCTGGACTCCAAGGCGATCACCGACGTCTCCGAGTCGGCCTCGACCGCCGCTCTCCGTGAGGGCCAGGTCGGCAAGGTCCGCGGATTCACCGTCGTCGAGTCGACCCGCCTGGACGACTTCGAAATCCTCGCGTTCCACAAGGACGCCGTGACCCTCGTGACCCGCGCCCCCGCGGTTCCGCTGGGCGCTTCGTTCGGCGCTTCGGCATCGGACGGCGGCTACTCCATGCGCTACCTCCGCGACTACGACGCCATGAAGACCGTGGACCGCTCGATCGTCGCGACCTTCGTGGGCGTGGGCATCCTGCCGACGTTCAAGATCACCCGCGACCGCACCACGCGGACCGCGACCATCACGCCCATCGAAAACGGCGGTGTGGTGCACGTCCCGAACGTCACCACGAAGCCCTCGGCGTAACCCTCTCCCCTCCGGCCCGGGAGTCACTCACCTCGAGCGGCTCCCGGGCTTCCTCGTTCCCGAAGGGAGACGCATGACGAACCGCCCGCTTCCCCCGCCCCTCTCCTCGCTCGAAACCCGACTCGGTCTCGACGTCGGAACGCTCGAGGACGTCGACCGGGCCCGCGCCGAGGAGGCAATCGAGGACGCCGTCACGCTCGTCCTCGCCGAGGTCTCCGAGCGCACCGCCGACCGTTGGGCCTCGAGCGCCCCGCGCGTCGTCGAGCTTGTCGTCCTGACGGCCGCCCGTCGCGGCTATGAGAACCCTCGAGGCATCGCACAAGAGACGCTCGGCGAGCACACGGTCGGCCTCACGGAGTCGACCGGCGTCTACCTCACGGCGCGCGAGGTCATGCAGGTCCGTCGCGCCGCGACCGGCCGCAACGGCTTCACCGGCTCGCTCCGCACCCCGACGGCATACGGCACGCCGGTCTACCCGACCACGCTCTACGTCCCCGTCGTCGACGGCCGACCCGTTCCCTTCCTCCACGTCCCCGAGGTGCTCTAGTGCTGACCGGCCAGGCAAGCACCGCGGCCACGCGACTCCGCCCGGGCCGATCGACAGACACCTACGGCGACGAGGTCGAGACCTGGGACGCCCCGGACCGCAAGCGCATCCCGCGCGCGCAGCTCCAACGAGGTCCGTCGACGGAGACCGAGGGCGAGCGTCCTCTCCTCGAGGACGAAGCACTCCTCCTCATCATCGGGGCCTTCTCCCTGAGCGAGACGGACCGCGTCGAAGCCGACGGCCACACCTGGCGCGTCGACGGCACGCCCCTCGTCCGGCGCTCCCTGGCGACCGGCTCGCACGTAGCCGCGCGACTCAAGCGCCTCAAGACCCTCTAGGAGGCCCCTTGGCACAGGTCAAGATCACCCTCTCGAGCGCCGGCATGCTCGCCGCGCTCAATCAGCCGGGCATCCGGGATGCCGTCACGAGCGCCGCCGAGGGCGTCGCCAATTCGCTCGGCGGGGTCATGGCCCACGACGGCCCCGTTGAGGTCGTTGTCGACGAGTACCAATCCGACCGTCCCGTCGCGGGCGTCACCCTCGCCCACCCCGGAGGCATCGCCCTCGAGGCGACGTACGGCTACCTGACCGAGGGCGCTGCCGCCGCGGGACTACAGATTGGCCGGGGCAAGAAGTGACCGCCCCAGTCATCGTCTTCCCCGACGCGCAGCTCGCGACCCGCGACCTCCTCCGCACGCTTCTCGCTCCCCGCGTCCCGGACGCCACCGTCTCCACGCGCAACGCGCCGACGGACGACGACGGCAGCCCGCGGCCGTGGGTGCGCGTTCGGGCGGGCGCTCCTCAGCGCTCGAGCGTCTCCGCGACGGCCACCGTCCGCATCACCGTCTCGGCCGCCGACGAGGGCGCGGCGATCGACCTCGCCTCCCTCATCGAGGGCCTCCTCCTCGCCGAGGCCACGAGTGACCGCCTCAAGGGCTTCGGCCCCGTAGCGGGCCCCGTCCCCGGCACCGACCCCGAGACGCGAGAACCCTTCGCGCTCCTCACCCTCGCGGCGCGACTTCGCCCGCGCCAACTCTGAAAGGCACCCCATGGCAGGAAACGCCGCGAACACGAACCAATGGGCTGGCGCCGACGTCTACATCGCGCCCGCCGGCACCGCTGGCCCCACCGACCTCACGACCGCATGGCCCGCAGCTTGGAAGCCCGTGGGCCTCCTGGACGGCGACGAGGGCTTCACCGAGGGCCGTGAAAACGAGACCTCGGAGCGATACGCCTGGGGCGGCGTCCTCGTGCGTCGCTCCAAGAGCAAGCACAAGCGGACCATCCGCTTCGTCGCCCTCGAGGACAACGCCGTCACCTTCGGCCTCGTCAACCCCGGCTCGACGCGAACCGTCACTTCCGGCGTCCGCAAGTCGATCGTCAAGGTTCCGACCTCGAGCGTCCAGTTCGCCATTGGCTTCGAGACCCGCGACGGCAACCGCATCAAGCGCCGCGTCGTCCTGACGGCCGAGGTGCAGGAAATCGCCGAAATCAAGGAGAACGAGACCGAGCCGTCGATCTTCGACGTCACCACGATCCTCTTCCCCGCGGCCGACGGCACCCTCTACACCGACCTCGAGACGGACCCCGAAAAGGCCACCGTCTAACCCCAATCCAAGAGGGGGACGTCCGCGCGGGGCGTCCCCCTCTTCCCTTCCCACCCGCGCGCCCTCCCCCTTCTCACCGCGCACAGGAGAACACCATGACCGACGCTCAGACCCCCACGACCAACCCGACCGCTGCCGAGGCCATCGCCGACGGCGCGCCCATTCCTTTCGACTTCGAAGGCGTCGCCCTCTTCGTCAAGCCCACGACCCACTGGGGCATGCGAGGACTCGACCGCCTCGAGCGTGGCTTCATCACTTCCTGGCTCGAGCTCGTGCTCGCCGGGGACAGCTACGGCCGCCTCCTCAACCTCGACCCCGACCCCGAGACCCTCAGCCGCATCGTGACCACCGTGCAGAAGGCCGCGGGCGTCAAGGGAAACTGACGCAGCTCGCCCGCTGGCTGAGTGACCCCGACGCGCGCGACGCCCTGGAAGCCGACCTCCTCCGCTTCCACGGCGTCGACCTCGGCGACCTCTGGCGCGGCGAGCTGACCATCCGGCGCCTGTCCGTGCTGGTGCATCACCTCCCCCCGGACGCCGCCCTCCACTACCTCGGCCTCCCCGAGGCGGCCCGGTCCTGGGGCGTAGGCGAAGTCCTCCTCTCGGACCTCTTCCTCGCTCTCACCGGCAAGCCCCACCCCGCTCGCCCGAGCGCCACCACGCGCTCCGAGCGCTACCGGAACCTCCGCGAACGCCTCGAGGCGCAACGCGCCCGAACCTCCTAGGAGCCGCCCATGTCCGAAAACGTCGGCTACGCAACCCTCAACATCATCCCCTCGGCCAAGGACTTCGGCAACAAGCTCGGCGACCAAGTCGACGCCCCTCTCGGGGCCAAGGGTAAGTCGGGCGGAATGGCCCTCGGCGGCGGCATCCTGGGCGGGGCGTCCGCCGCCCTCGGCCCCATCGCCGGGGTCATGGCGGGCGTCTTCGCGACGGGAGCCATTGTCTCCTGGGGCAAGGCTCAGGTCGAGGCCCTCGGCCGAATCGAGCAGATCAACACGCAAACGGCATCGGTCATCAAGTCGACCGGCAACGCCGCGAACGTCACGGCCGAGGGGGTCGAAGCCCTCGCGGGCAAGCTCGAGGGCCTGACCGGCACGGAGGCCGAGAGCATCCAGGAGGGCGCCAACCTCCTCCTCACCTTCAAGAACATCCGCAACGAGGCCGGCGCGGGTAACGACATCTTCGATCAAACGACGACGGCCATGGTCGACATGGCTCGAGCCATGGGCACCGACGCCTCGAGCGGAGCGATGCAGCTCGGTAAGGCGCTCAACGACCCCGTCGCCGGTATCGCTGCCCTGTCGCGAGTCGGTATCACGTTCTCCGAGGACCAAAAGACCCTCATCAAGTCCCTCGTCGAGTCCGGGCAGACGATGGAAGCCCAGAAGATCATCCTCAACGAGCTCAACTCGCAATTCGGCGGGTCGGGCGCAGCCTACGCGCAGACCTATGCCGGGAAGATCGACCTCCTCGGCCACGCCTGGGGCACCTTCGGGGAGACCCTCTTCACCGGAGTCATGCCCGCGCTCGGGACCGCGGCCGTCTTCCTCACGCGCGTTACCGAAGTCGCGACCGGCGTAATCGACATTCTCTTCAATGGGAACTTCGACGGCGGTCTCTTCGCCGCCCTCGGGACCACTGAGGACTCCGGCATCGTCGACTTCCTCTTCAACGTCCGCGACCTCGTCATCGACCTGTGGTCGGCCATTGCCTCCGGCAGCCCCGACGGCATCGCCGAGGTCATCACTGGCCTCATCGCGGGCGCCGCAGGCGTCCGAGACGGCGTTATCGGTGCGATCCTCGGGGCGCTGCCCGGCATCGTCGAGACCATCCTCGCGATGGCCCCGGCGATCCTCGGCGCGGCCGTCAACAGCTTCTTGAGCCTCGCTCAGGGGCTCATCACGGCAATCCCGCCGCTCCTCTCCGCGCTCCTCGCCATGGTCCCGCAGATCATCAGCCTCCTCCTCGGCATGGTGCCTGTGCTCATCGAAGCGGGACTCTCCCTCTTCATGGGTCTCGTGCAAGCGGTCATCCAGGTCGTCCCGCAGATCGTCACCACCCTCGTCACGCTGATCCCGCAACTCGCGACCACCCTCATCGGCATGTTGCCGACGATCATCACGGCCGCGCTCGCCCTGTTCATGGGCCTCGTCGACGGGCTCGTGCAGATGGTCCCCGTCCTCATCACGGCCGTACTCGACCTCCTGCCCAACCTCATCACGACGCTCCTCGGGATGCTGCCCACCATCATCGACTCCGCCATCAACCTCTTCCTCGGAATCGTGACGGGCCTCCTCAAGGCAATCCCGCAAGTCATCGTCTCGCTCCTCGGGATGCTCCCGCAGCTCATCGGCTCGCTCTTGGGCATGATCCCGAAGTTGCTCGACGGCGCGGTCCGCCTCTTCACCGGGATCGTCTCGGCGCTGCCCGTGGTGCTGCCGCTCATCATCGACGCGCTCATCAAGATCGGCCCGGCCCTCTTCCAAGCGCTCGTGGGGATGGTCCCGATTCTCATTCGAGCGGGCATCGACCTCATCGGAGGCCTCGTCAAGGGTCTCTTCCAGGCCGCGGGCTCCGTCGTCGACGCCCTCCTCGGCATCGCTCGAGGTGCCGTCGATGCCTTCAAGAGCTTCTTCGGCATCCACTCCCCCTCCCGCCTCTTCATTTCCTTCGGCGGCTACATGGGCGAGGGCCTCGCGATCGGTCTCGACCGGATGCAAGGGACCGTCACCCGCTCCGCCCTGGACATGGCGAACGCTGCCGCTGACGCGGTCTCCGGCGTCCGCCTCGCTCTGAGCACGGACGTCTCCGGGTCGGTCGCGCAAGGCGGCCTGACCGGGGCTGTCGCCGCGGAACGCGCCGGCCGAGGCAGCGGGGGCGACATCTACCACATCACGGAGGCCGTCGACGCCGTCGCCACGGCGCAAGAGGTCTCCCGCCGACAGAATGCGAGGGCCGCCTAGTGCCGTTCCGAGTAACCGCTAACGGGCTCGACCTCTCTGCAGTCGACGCCCAAGGCGTCCAGTGGGCCGTGCAGGACGTCGACGGGTGGGGCACCACGTCGTCGCGGGTGGGGCAGACGCCGCGCTCGCGGCGCTCGGGCTCGTGGTCGGGCGACAAGTTCGCCTCGCCGCGGGCCGTCACCGTCTCCGGCTTCCTTGTCGCCCCGACGCCCGAGGCTGCCCAAGACGCCGTCGACCGCCTATCCGCGGCCATCGACCGCCAGGACTTCCCCCTCATCGTCGAAGAGACCGGGGCTCCGCGCTGGGCCCCGGTCTATCAGACGGGCGAGGTGCTCCCCGTGTGGGTAGGCCCAACGGAGGTGCTGTGGAGCTTCCAAGTCGCCTCCGACGACTGGCGCAAGTTCGGCGCCCGTCTCGAGGGGTCGACCACCCTGCCCGCGACGACGGGCGGCATGACCCTCCCCGCCACCCTCCCCCTCCGTATCGACGCCACGACCATCACCGGCCAGGTATCGCTCACCAACCCGGGCAACGAGCCCGGCCCCGTGACCCTCCGTATCGACGGCCCGTGCGCTGGCCCCGTCATCACGCACGCCGCAACCGGCGCCGCCCTTGTCTTCTCGTCGACGCTCGTCCTCGGCGAAGGCGAGTTCCTGGTCATCGACATGGACGCTCGCTCCGCTCTCGCCAACGGACAGGCGAGCCGCGCGGGGTGGATCACCTCTCGAGGCTGGTCGCAATTCGAGCCCGGCGCGAACACCTGGGCATTCACCGCTGCCTCCTACTCCCCCTCCGCTCGCTTGTCCGTCTCCGCAACTCCCGCATGGAGGTAACCCATGGCAATCACCGTTTGGCCTGTCAACGCCGTCAACGGCTCCCCGCAGTACGCGGGGCGTGCCCTTCGTCAGACCACCGTCTCCCCCTTCTCGCCGATGGGCGTGGCGACGCGACCCCTCGGCGCCCTCTCCGGCGTCCGCGTCGGCACCCCGTCGACGACCGTGTCGGCCACCTCGACGACCTGGACGTGCGCTCCTCACGCGGGCGTGCTCGACCTCGAGGCCGCTGCCGAGGCGGGCGCGTATAGCTACAGCGTCGACGCTTCGGTCTCGGGCTCGGTCAACGCTGCCGACAGCACCAACGCGCGCATCGACATCGTCTACGCGCAGCTCTCCGACCCTGCCGAGTCCGATGGCTCGACGACCCCGGGCGTCGCGATCCGCTACCTCGCGGGCACGGCCTCGGGAACGCCCGCCGCCCCCGCCACCCCGGCACGCTCGCTCGTGCTCGCCCAGATCAGCGTGCCCAAGTCGGGCGGTGGTTCGCCCTCGGTCACCTGGGCAGCGCCCAAGACCGTCGGCGGCAAGCCCACCTTCCAAACTCGAGCGCAGCTCCTCGCCCTCTGGCCGTCCGCGCCCGCGGGCCTCGAGGCCCGTGTTGAGGCTGACCCCGTTGCCGCCAACAACGGCGAATACGTCCGAGGCAAGACCGATTGGGCCCGCCGCGGAATCGTGTGGGCCGCTAACAGCATGGAGCAACAGTCCTTCATCACCCCCGCGGGTGGACGTCTCAACTACGAGGCCTATACCTTCACGGCGCCCGTCGAGGGGACGCTCCGCATCACCGCGAGCGTCATGACGTACCTCGGCTCCGCCGCTAACCACGCTGGGCGACTGTATGCCGTGGTCGACGACGTCGACATCTTCGCTCTCCGGTTCCACAATCAGGGCGTCCGCACGACCATGTGGCCCTCCCTCACGACTGAGATGACGCTCTCGCCTGGGACACACACGATTCGAGCAGCAATTGGCGCCGATGGCGCGGGTGCTGGCTTCGAGGTGTGGTCGAACGGTTTCAGCGCGAGTTTCACGGTCTGACCCCGGCATGACCTCCTACTACTGGCTCGCCGTCCACCTCAAGACGGGAGCGGTCATCGCCGAACTCCCCGGGCTCGTGTGCGAGAAGGTCGCCCGCCAGATCGGCACCTACACGACGACCGAGGCCACGCTCCCCGTGGGCGTCCCGGGCACCCCGGAGAACTGGCTCCGCGCGACCCTCCCCGGGGCCAGCGCTCTCGTCCTCATCGACGCCGAGCGCGAGGCCCCGGTCTGGGGCGGCATGGTCACGACCCGGCGCCGCTCCGGCGAGCAGTCGGTCACCCTCGCGCTCGCGTCCGCTGAGGCGTACCTCGACCGCCGCTACGTCGGCGACGTGACCTACTCCCAGGTTGGGCAAAACCGCATCGTCGCCGACCTCATCACGCGCTACGTCGCCGCGGGTAGCAACGGGGGCCTCCCCATCCGCGTCGCCTTCTCCGAGGAGGGCCGTCTCCGCGACCGCACCTACACAGACGCCAGCGATAAGACGGTCTACTCCGTGCTCGGCGAACTCATGGGCATCGAGAACGGGCCCGAGTGGTCGATCGAGTGGGAGTGGGCCATCCCGGGCCAGGTGCTCCGACCCGTCCTCACCGTTGCCTCTCGGATCGGCACCTCGCCCGCTCCTGGACTCTCCCCGGCTGCCACGTTCGAAATGCCCGGCCCGCTCCGCTCCGTCGAACTCGAGGAGAGCTTCACCTCCGCCGACGGCGCCAACGACGTCCTCGCCGTCTCCACAGCCTCCGCGGACGTGCGGCCCCAATCCGACCACCTCAGCGCGGCGGACGCAGACCGACCGACGTTCGAGTACCGCTTCACACCTTCCACCTCAATCACCAGCCTTGACGTCCTCAACTCCCACGCGGGCGCAACCCTGACCGACAAGGCCGGGGGCGCTCGTGCGCTCTCCCTCTCGTCGGTCGTGCGCGCAGCACCGCGCGTCGGTTCGGACTGGGCGGCTGGGGATGACATCGGCTACATCGTCGGCGGCCTTGACCGCTTCGGCCGGGAGACGGTCCCGGCGTTCCCCGGAGGCATCAGCGGCACTGCCCGCGCCGTCGGGTGGGTGTTGGCCTTCGCCACGAGCAACGCCCCCGAGACCATCACGCCGACCCTCCAACTCTAAGGAGCCCCGTGGGCATCACAGCCTCCATCCCCGCCGACGAGGGCGCCCTCCCGGCCCAACTCGCGGACCTTCGCCGAACCGTTCGCGAGCTGGGCCCCTCGGTCGCCGCGTCGTTGCTCCCCGTCGTGTCTGAACTCGAGCGCACGATCAACGAGCGCCTCGCGAAGGACTACTACACCCGCACGCAGACCGACGCTGCCGCCGCCTCCGCGGCATCCGCAGCCGTCGCGCCCCTGCCCAAGTTCTCCGACCTGGCCTCGCCCGGGGCCATCGCCCCCACGACCGTCACGGCCTCGGGGGACGTCAAGGCTCCCTCCGCGCGAGTGACCAACCTCTTCGCCTCCGCCGCGCCCACCAACAACATCACCGGCACCCGCGTCACCGCCTGGCTACAGACGGCCGACGGCATGCTCGGGATGGCGACCTCGTCGCGGCGCTACAAGCAAGACATCGAGCCCGCCGACCTGGACGTCGACGCCGTGCTCGCCATCGAACTCGTCCGCTACCGCTACATCGCCGAGGTCCGAAAGCGGGACGACCCGGACTACGAGCACTACGTCGGCCCGGACTACGTCCCGGCCATGGAGCTCGGAGTCATCGCCGAGCAACTCGACGACCTCGGCCTCAAGGACTTCGTCGTCTACGCCCCCGACGGCGAGGGGGGTGAGCGGCCCGACGGCGTCCACTACGAGCTCCTCGCCCTGGCCCTCCTGCCCACCATCCAAGAACAGGCGCGACGTCTGACGGACCTCGAGGAGCGCCTCAACGCGCTCGAGCAGCGGGCCGCCTGACCCGCCCACCCCAAGGCCCGGCTCCCCGCGAGTCGGGCCTTTCGCATACCTGAAAGGGGCCCGCATGGCATCCCTCAAGAATCACCCGGGCATGTGGCTCCGGGACGACGCCGCTCGGGCGCTCAACGCGCTCGAGGACAAGTACGGCGTCATTCGCATCAACTCCGCCGGCCGCACGATCGCTGAACAAAACGACCTCATTCGGCGCTTCGACCGCGGCGAACCGGGCATCTTCATGCCCGCTCGTCCCCCCGAGACCTCTAGCCACGTCCGCAACGGCGGCGAGGCGATCGACGCCTTCAACTACACGTCAGACCGCCACAAGCTCGAGGAGTTCGGCTTCGAGTGGTTCGGCCCCAACGACCGAGTCCACTACACGTTCCGCGGCTGGGCGCCTCCCGCCCCCGCATCGTCCGCGGCACCCGCCGCCACCCCTCACCCCCCGACCCCTCAGGAGTACCCCGAAATGTTCTACGCAGTCATCAAGGCAACCGGCGCATGGTTCCTCGTCGTCCCCCAGGGCACCGGTAAGCCTCGCGGCATCATCCTCGGCGCCAACGCCGTCAAGGGCGGCGACCTCCCCGTCCTCGAGTTCGAGTGGGACGCGAGCGTCGCCGCGCTCAAGGCCGCGGTCGACGGCATCTAACCCATGCCCGCCGTCACCGTCGTCAACGAGGCGGGCGTGCCTCCTTCCGAGGACGCCGCGCTCGTCTCTTTCCTGACTCGCGTCGAGGTCAAACTCGACCAAGTCCTCACCCGCGGCGACGACCACGAGGCCCGCATCCGCTCCCTCGAGCGGAAGGTCTGGGGCGCCGCTGGCGCCGCGACCGTTGGCGGCGCGCTCCTCGGCCACGTCGTCTCCCTCCTCTCGCAGTAAGGACGCCCTTGAGCACCCGAAACGAACTCGCTGCCATTCGCGCGGCATCCCGCAAGCCCATCTTTACCGGCCTCTTCTGGGGCGACCTTCTCGAGCGAGTCGCCACCTCGGCGGCCGGAGGCGCCCTGGCTGTCGCCTCCGTCAGCACCTTCGCCATTCACGAGCCCGCCTCGTGGGAGGCCCTCGCGCTCGGCGCCGCTTCGGCCGCGCTCCTGTCGCTCCTCAAGGGCGTCGCCGCCTCTGCCACCGGCACCGGCTCGGCGTCGCTCTCGCGGTCCGTCTGACGTGCCCCGCCCCCGTTCCTTCACCGGAGCGGGGGCTTTTCGTCGTTCCCGGGCAGCGCCGGGCATTGAGGCGGTCTCCTCCGCATGACTACTTCCACCCGCTCGAGCATCGAGCAAGACGAACTCGCCTCCACGCTCCGCCCCCTCGTCGTCGGCCACAAGGCGGTCTCCGTCGACGGCGACACCCTGACCCTCGACAACGGCACGCGCATCAAGGTCACCGGGGCATCCGACTGTTGCGCTTGGGGCGACGCCACCCTCGGCGCGATCGTCGACTCCGAGCACGTCATCACGTCCGTCTCCCAGGAATACGACGGCGCGCGAAGCGCTCGAGTCTTCCTCCTGACGGGCTCCGGCCCGGCCCTGACGATCAATCAGGAGTGGGAAGAGTCCAACGGCTACTACTTCTACGGCCTCTACCTCGAGGTCGAGAAGGCGTGACTCTCCCTCTCGTCGGTCTCACCGGCTACAAGCGCCACGGCAAGGACCGCACCGCGGCCGAGCTGGCGACGCTAGCCGGGTACACGCCCGCCGCCTTCGCCGACCCGCTCCGCGACTTCGTCGAGACCATCAACCCGATTGTCGCCAACGTGCGATCCGAGTTCGATGATGACCTTCGCGCAGACGTGCGCTATCGAAGTGCGGTCGCGGAGGCCGGCTACGACCGCGCTAAGGACGACTTCCCCGAGGTCCGCGGCTCGCTCGTCGCCATCGGCCAGGCCGTTCGCGATAACCTCGGCGTCAAGTGGGGCCTCAACGACCTCCTCGGCGGCCGTGGCCTGTGGGTTGCGCTCGCACAACAGCGCATCACCCGGGCCCTCTCGCGCCGGCAGTACAACCGCGAGACGAACGCCATGGACTTCATCTGGGGTGAGCGACTCGTCTTCACCGACGTCCGCATGCCCGACGAGGCTGACCTCATCCGCAGCTTCGGAGGCGTCATCGTGCGCGTCGACCGACCCGGCGCGCCCGTCCCCGACCTCGACGAGGTGACCGAGCACGCCCTCGACGACTACGCGGTCGACGTCACGATCGAGAACGACGGGACGCCCGAGGGCCTCCGTTCCCGTGTCGAAGTTCTTCTCGAAAACCTCCGAAAGTAGCGCATCCGCGCCCTGAAAGTAGCCCCGCCTCTCCCCTCGGAGGCGGGGCTATTGGCGTTTGACACCTTGCGCGAGTATTGGCACGCGACTCATAGCCGAAACGGTTACGCTGAGCCCATGACCTCAGCCCGTTTGGAAGAGATACAACGCCGCGTAGCCGACGGCATGCGGAGCTACATGTCCCATGAGGGTGCCGAGCGCACCGTCGCCGCCAAGGAAGTCGCCGAGGCCCTCGTCGACGCCCGCGAACTCATACAGACTCGGGAGGGCGAGCCCGACTATCGAGGGCGTTCCAACGCCTACCGCACGTTTGTCACTGAGGCGCTCGACCAGGCAGGGGTGCCGCGAGGCGACCGGCCGAGCCTTCAATCGAACCTCCGCTACCACGTCTCGCCGATCCTCCGTCAGCGTCACCCGAACATCGCCGAGGAACTTGGGATCAACCCGGACTCGTTCGCCGAGCGGGCGCGGCGCCGGGCCGACCGCGATGGGCACATCGTGAGCCTGTTCTCGGGCGGCAGCGAACTCGACGAGGTGGAGGACGTCCTCCTCGTGGCGAACCTCGCTCGCCTCGCCGTGAGTCGAGTGTCGGGCGTGCCGCGGGCGTCGAGCGTCGACAAACTCCTCGTGCAGGACGCCTACTCGAGCCTCGAGCAAGCGGTCGGGAGGGCGCGCGAACGTATCGGATGACCTAGCGGGATGACGAAATGACGGAACAAACGTCATTCTCCATTCCCCTTCTTAGTTTGTAGCTCTCTAGAGCAAGTAATAGGAAATGACGTTCAAATCGTCATTTCGTCATCTTGCGCGTCCAGGGCCCACCCCGCGGCGATCCGCCCGCCCCGGGGCGGGCACCCCTGCCCTCCTAGGCGGTCTCCTCTGTGTCCCATTTCCCGACACACTAGGAGGCCGTCGCGTGACGACGCCAAAAGTGAACACAATCAAGCGCGCCGGCTCGCGCTTCTACGTAGAGCCCACCACCGGAGACAAGTACCCCGGCGTCACTTCCGTCCTCAAGAACCTCGACAAGAGCTTCTTGCAGCATTGGGCGGCCAAGCTCGTCGCCGAGGAGGCCGTCTACAACCTCGAGGCCGTCGCCTCCATCGCAGCCCGCGACCCCGAGGCCGCGATCGACATGCTCAAGCGCACGCCTTATCGCAATACGAAGAAGGCCGCCGACATCGGCACCGCCGCGCACGACGTCTTCGAGCGCATGGCCGGCGGCGAGGGCATGAAGTACGTCTCCGACGACCTCCGCCCGTTCCGCGACCACTTCGAGCACTTCCTCGACACCGTCCAGCCCGAGTTCCTCCACATGGAAGAGACCGTGTGGGACGACGAGAACAAGTACGCGGGCTCGTTCGACTGGCTCGCCAAGATCGACGGTATGACCATCTGGGGCGACAACAAGACGACCCGATCCGGCGTTCACGCCGAGGTCGGCTTGCAGCTCTCGGCCTACCGCTACGCCAAGCACATTCTCCGACCCGACGGCACCCGCACCCCGAACACCCCGGGCGACGGCGCGGCCGTGCTGCACATTCGTCCCGAGGGCTGGCACCTCACGCCGGTCCGCGCGGACGAGGAGGTCTTCGAACTCTTCAAGGCCCTCCGCAAGGTCTTCGACTGGGACGTCCTCAAGCCCACCGTCGTCGGCGTCCCCGTCGCCTCCGGCCCCGGCACCGGCTCGACTGCCCCGGCCACCGCTCGCCGCCGCGCCCCGCGCGCCAAGACCACGGGCTTCGCGGCGTGAGCGCCGTGTGGGCTAGCCCGGCCCTTCCGACTGGCCGAGCGGCACACGTCAAGATCACCCGACCGGGCACCTCCGTCGAGTTCATCGGCCGCATCCGCGTCGACTACGACGGCGAGCTCGTCGCCATCGACCTCCGCCCGGATGACGAGGTCATGCTCGGCATCTTCCCCGGCGACGACCGCTACGTCGTCGAGGCGCTCCCCGAGCCGCTCCCGACGGCCGCGGGCGTCTACCTCGACGTCCTGGGCGGCCTCTGGCGCATCCGCGCTGACGGCGGGCCACTCATCCACGCCGAGACGCCATCCGACGAGAACGCCCCCGCCGCGTCCGCGCACCTCGCACCCTTCACTCTCCTCGTCCCGAAGGACAACCCCGCATGAAGAAGCTCCGAACCCGCATCCTCGCCGCCATCGCTGGCGTCACCCTCCTCATCGGCGGCCTGACCGCCTGTACCACCGACGCCGATACGGCATCCCGCAACATCGCTACCGCCGCCGAGCAATTCGAGGTGCAACGCACCATCGTCGGCATCAACGGCATCACGGGCCAGACCACCTTCTTCGCTGAGGGTCGGTGCTCGTTCGAGTCCGAAGGCCGCCGCTTCGACGTGACGTGTCGCTACGGTCCCGATGAGTACCGCAAGCACGTCTTCATCATGGGCGATCAGGACTCCGTCTCGATCACTCAGGAGCAGCCGATCGACGTGAGCGTCTATCACACGCGCGTCATCCTCAAGCCCCAGAGCATCCTTCCCGAGTTCGACCTCGAGGTCGGCAAGCAGTGACCGCGCGCGACCACGTCCTCGACAGTCTCGACCAATGGGTCCGCGTCGGCGACCGCGTGGCCGCCGCCGTGAACTCCTGGAACGGCCCCAACCTCGTCGTCGGCCGCGTCGAGAAGATCACGGAGAAGCGCACGGTCCTTCGCGTCGAGACGCACACGAGCCGCTTCCATGAGGCGACGTCGACGATCGACGACTCCCTCAAGCGCTTCATCCGCCTCCCGGAGGTGACCGCCCCGTGACCTCTACCGCCATCCACGGAGACCGCGACGACCTCCTCTGGCTCGCCGGCCTCCTCGAGGGAGAAGGCGCCTTCGACGCTCACCGCGGGCGCTACCCGCGCGTCCGCCTCGCCATGACCGACCGCGACGTCGTCGGCCGTGCCGCGAGCCTCATGGACACGACCGTCCGCTCCTCGCTCAAGCGCGCCCCGGCGTCGCCGACGTGGCACGCGGAAGTTTCCGGCCCCCGGGCCGAGGCGATCATGTCCGAACTCCTCCCCCACATGGGAGCCCGCCGCTCCCAGCGCATAGCCGAAGTCCTCCGCGACTCGGCCTACTACCGTGGCCACGACCGACCGAGCCTTCCCGGCCCGGCTGTGTCTCGCCCCGCGGGCATCGCGAAGCCCGCAACCGCCGCCTAGGCAAAAAGAAGGCCCCCTCGAGTCCCCACGGTTCCCCAACCGCACTCGAGGGGGCCTTTCGTCGTCTTGGCGAGCTATCCGCTCGAGCCCTGACGAACTCCCTAACAGGCACTTACTCTACTGCAACCGGTCCCACTCGCGCAAAACTTCATGCGTAGGGCTTGACATCGAGCAAATCGCGTGGACAGCCTCCGCCTCAAATTTCTTTGGGCACTCGCGGGCAGCCTGGCGGTCTCCTCTGCATGACCCCGAACCTCACCGCCCTCGACCTCTTCGCCGGTTCCGGCTGGGGCGTTGCGGCTCACCGCCTCGGCATCGCCGACCACGGCGTCGAAATCATGGACGAGGCCGTCGCAACGCGCACCGCCGCAGGTTTCTCCACCATCTTCCGCGACGTCTGGGACGGCCTCCTCAACAAGACCTTCCTCTCGGCCGCCGCGCTGGCCGTCCTGGACGCCTACGACGTCCTCATCGCCTCGCCTCCGTGCCAGACCTTCTCGGCCGCTGGCAAGGGAGCCGGGCGCAAGGCCCTCGACGAGGTGCTCGGCCTCGTCCGCTCTCGGGTCTGGGCTGACCCCTTCCTCCTCAACCGCGCGACTCAGGGCCTCGACCCGCGCACCGCACTCGTCCTCGTGCCGCTCGCCTACATTCGCCGCGACCGCCCCCGCTACGTCGCGCTCGAGCAGGTGCCGTCAGTCCTCCCCGTCTGGGAGGCCTACGCCGACGTCATGCGGGCGATGGGCTACTCGGTCGTCACCGGCATCCTCAACGCCGAGCAGTACGGCGTGCCGCAGACCCGTCGACGAGCCATCCTCATCGCTCGCCGCGACGGAGGCGTCGCCAAGCTCCCGACGCCGACGCACTCCCGCTACTACCCGCGCGACGCCAGGCGCCTCGACGACGGAGTCCTCAAGTGGGTCTCCATGGCCGAGGCCCTGGGCTGGCCGCCCGCCGACCTCGTCGGCTTCCCGCGCCTCTCCGACGGTCGGGAGGAAGTCGTCGTCGAGGGCACCGCCTACCGCGCCCGCGACCTCCGCCCGGCATCCGACCCCGCGCAAACCGTCACCGAGAAGGCGCGCTCGTGGCAGCGATTCCCCGAGTGGCCGCCAGGGCATCGGATCAACGCCGATGACGTCCGCCGCCTCGGCGCCGAAGCGCACGAGCGCTACTCCGACCGGAAGGGGACCGGCGCCTACCGCGCCACCGTCGAGGAAGCCGCAGCGCTACAGACCTACCCCGATAGCTGGCCCGCCGTGGACGAACACGGGAATAGCTACCGGTTCATGACGGGTGCGGGGACATCCTCCACGGTCAACGCCCCGCGGTCGGTCTGGCACCCCGCGCACGCCGTCACCGGCCAGGGCTCCGCGGACGTACATAACCGCCCGAGCCCTGCCACCTCTGGCGGAGGAGACGCCCGACCCACAGACGCGCGGCGAATGACCGCCGCCGAAGCCGCCGCCCTACAGACGTACCCCCGGCCCTTCCCCTTCCAGGGCTCCAAGACCTCCCAATTCCTCCAAATCGGCAACGCGGTCCCGCCGCTCCTGGCCGAAGCCATCCTCTCCACCTTCCTCGACTGAAAAGGGCCCCGATGACCACTCCCAACTCCTTCCAGCTCTCGATCCTGACCGGCCTCAACCGCACCGGCAAGCACGTCTTCCCCGGCCTCGAGTCCGTCGTCGACCGCGCGATCCGCAAGCGGCAGGAGCGTCGCGACCGCGGCGCCAAGTCGCCCTTCCGCAACGAGGACGGCTCGGGCCCGAACCGCGCCGCGCGTCGTCTCGTCGCCCTGGCCGACGCCTCCCAGGACCGTGCGATCCGCCGCCAGATTCGTCGCGAAGACCGCGCTCCCCTCGACTACTCGGCACTCGGCGCCGACGACTTCGAGACCGAGGAGGTGGCCGCGTGACTATCGCCATCATCGTCGCCCTGTGGGTCCTGGCCGCGTGGATGCTCCTGGGCGTCCTCGCCACCCCGTTCCGCATCGGTAAGGCGCGCGAGCCGATGACGCCGGGCATCGCCCTCGGCGCCATGGTCCTCGGCTCCGCGGTCATCGCCGCCCTCGTGACTCTGGCGGTGACCCTGTGACCGCTGTCCCCTTCGAGGCCTGGCCGAAGACGCCCCGCCTCAACCGCCACGTCGTCTTCACGGAGAAGATCGACGGCACCAACGCCGCCGTCGTCGTCCTGCCCCTCGAGGCACTCGACCGCATCGAGACCGAGGGCCGCCCCGTCGAGTTCTTCTCGGGGGACGCTGAGCGGATCATCGCCGTCGTTGACGGCTTCGTCGTCCTCGCGCAGAGCCGCAACCGCTTCATCACGCCGACCGCCGACAACGCGGGCTTCGCGCGCTTCGTCGTGGAGAACGCCAAGACCCTCGTCGCAACGCTCGGCCCCGGCCGCCACTTCGGCGAGTGGTGGGGCTCCGGTATTCAGCGCGGCTACGGCCTGACTGGCGGGGAGAAGCGCTTCTCACTCTTCAACGCCGCCCGCTGGGGCCTAGAAGACCTCTCCGCCGTCCCGGGTCTCGGGGCCGTTCCCATCCTGCCCTTCTCCCGGCTCGAGCAAGCGGCCGAGGCGGTCGAGTACCTCCGCGAACACGGCTCGATCGCAGCTCCCGGCTTCGACCGTCCCGAGGGCCTCATCGCCTGGCACACCGCCGCCCGCATGTCCTTCAAGGCCCTCCTCGAGGGCGATGACTTCCCGAAGGGAACCTCCGCATGACCGTTCGTTTCACCGCCGTCCTCGAGGTCACGAAGGTTGAGCCCGGCCAGGAGGCCCGAGGTCGCGAGTGGGATGCCGCCCGCCGTATCGAGACCCCCGCCCGCCCGGCCGTCGACCGAAAGGTCGAGGAGCTCGCCCGCATCGTCGTTCGCGCGGACTCGCTCGACCACCTCACCGCCAAGCTCGCCGCCCACGTCGCCCTGATCGAGGAGTAACCCATGACCGAACCCACCACGCCCCGCAAGCCGCGCGCTCTGGGCCCCGTCCACCTCTACCCCGAGCCGCCGAAGACGCTCGCCGCGGGCTCGCTCGTCGCCGACGTCGCCGACCCGAAGCGTCACGGGAAGGTCAAGACGACCCTCCCTGGTGGCCGCCTCCTCGTGGACTTCGAGGGTGCCGTCGCTCCCGTCTCCGTCCACCGCACCGCCCTCCTCTCCCGCTTCACCACCTCCACTCCCGCCCCGCGCACCGGAAAGGCCGCAGCATGACCGCCAACGAGACCCGCACCATCATCACCGACATCATCGCCATCGCTGAGGGCGACGAGGTCGTCCTGACGAAGGGCACCAACGTCCTCCGCGCGAAGGTCGTGAAGTACGACGGCGTCCGCGTCCTCGACATCGGGCGCACTCGCGTCGGGGCGCCCCGCCTCGCCTCCTTCTTCGACTCTGGCTACACCGTCGAGAAGATCACCCCGAAGCCCCCGACGCCGACCGCGCCGGGCCATTACACGGACAAGAACGGCAAGCCGTGGCTCCTCATGGGCCGTCGCGGGACCGTCATGCGCGTCGCCGCGCCGTGGGTCGCGTGGGACGGCGGGAATTTCACGCCCGAGTACGCCGAGCGCGCCTACGGCCCCTTCACCCGGGTCGTCCCGGCCCCCGCCGCCGCGACCGAGCCCGCCGTCGTGAAGGACCGGGACGGAGACACCTGGAAGCGTCAGCTCGACGGGACCTACACCAGCCCCGGTCTCACGCCGAAGGCCAGCCTCACCGCCCTCCGTGAGGTGTGGGGCCCGCTCTCCTTCGTCGAGGAGGGCCGCGCGTGAGCCCCCTCGACGACATCATCGTCGGCGACCTCGTCAAGCTGACCAAGGGCGACGAAATCGTCCAGGGTCGCGTGAAGCGCGACTCTCGTGGCCTCCTCTTCGTCCAGCACGTCTATACCGCGGACGCGACGGACCTCGAAGGCCGGGGACCCCGCATCGAGGCCTACGTCACCCGCTACGGCTGGACGCTCGAGGTCGTCGAGCGCGGCAAGCCGCCCCTCCCGACGGCTCCGGGCCTCTACGAGAGCGAGAAGTTCCCCCTCTCGCAGGACTACGCCGCCTACCTCCTCACGACCCGCGGTTCGTGGTTCGAGGTCATGCGCGGGGGGCTGCTCATCGACGCCGACATCGCCGCAAAGGCCGGTCACCTCGGCGCGCTCACCCCGCTCGTCCCGAAGCCCGCCGCCCCGACGGTCGTCGTCGACAAGGACGACGACAAGTGGACCCTCGCCGTAGACGGGACGTGGGTCATGGACGATGACGCAGCGTCTCTCGCGGACGGCAACGGCGAGACGCTCGACTACGTGCGTCGTCAGTACGGCCCGCTCAAGACCCTCGAAGGAGCCCCCGCATGACCTCTCCCATCATCCTCCGCGCCGCGGTCGCCTCTCTTCCAGAGTCGGCCGTCCGTACCCTCGTCGACGCGCTCATCGCCCGCGACGCCTCCGAGGTCGCCGCGGAGCTCGAGCCCGTGCTCGCGGCTTCCGGTGCCCCGGACCCGTCCAAGCCCGCGGTCGTCGTGGACAGCGACGACGACACCTGGACTCTCCGCCCGAACGGCTCCTACGCAATGGCGGGTGACGTCGACTCCGACGCATACCGAGACCTCGCCTCCATCCGAGCGGCTTACGGCCCCATCAAGACGCCCGACGGCGTCGTCATCCCCGAGTGATCTCTCTCGACGACCTCGAGGAGGCCTACGAGCCTCGCGACCCGAAGCTCCTCGACCTCCGTGACCGCCTGGACGTCTACGACGTCTAACACCCTGGCCCTCTCTCGCAACTTGCGGGAGGGGGCCTTCGTGTGTTATGGGCAGCCCGCCACCCCCAGGCGGTCTCCTCTGTGTCCCAATCGCGCCCCTCACCCGGGGCATCGAAACGCAGAGAAGAGACAGACAACATGGCAGGACTGAAAATCTGGGGCACCGACCCCGAGACGCAGCCGAAGCCCCGCGAGCGCTTCGCCGATGACATCGTCGGGCGCTTCCGCTCCGGCCACACCATCAACGACCGCCCCGCCTCGCTCAACGAGTGGCGCGTGACGACCGGCGACCCCGACGTCGCCAAGGTCATCCACGAACTCCTCGGCGGCGACGAGCCCCAGGAGTGGGCCGCCAAGGGTGAGGACAACCTCGAGGTCTTCACGGCCTCCAACGAGGTGCCCATCATCATCGCCGACGCCAAGGCGCTCCGTCAGCGCATGGTGCTCTGGGGCCGCTCCGGTAAGCCGATCTACGTCAGCGACGGCGCCAACATCCTCGACGACCAGGGCAACCCCACCGAAGAGGCCGACCCGGACGCCGAGCTGACCTTCGCCGAGCGCAAGGCCAAGAAGGAGACCGGGGCCATCCCGGACATCGACCTCTACTTCCGCCTCGCCGACGAGCCCGACCTCGGAATCTTCAAGTTCAAGACCGGCTCGTGGGGCTTCGCCTCGGACCTCGCCTACAACGGCGTCGTCGACGAACTCGAGGCCGCCGAGGGCCCCGTCAAGGCCGTCCTCAAGCTCGAGCCCGTCTCCTTCGTCGCCAAGAACGGCCCGATGAAGGGCAAGACCGTCAGCTACACCAAGAGCGAGCTCGTCCTCAAGGGCGCCGCGTGAGCACGGTCGCCGCGAAGCTCGTCGCGCTGAACCCGCCCCGAAAGCGGGCCGCCGAGGGCGGCCTCGTCTTCGCCGCCATCCTCTTCGCGATCCTGGCCGTCATCGTCGCCCTCGGCGTCTACGTCGGCATCCCGCTCGCGCTCGGCATCCTCGTCTTCCCGGCCCTCCTAGGCCTGACCGGCTGGGGAGTCTTCCTCTCCACCGTGGCGAGTTTCGCGGGCATCTGGCTCGTGCTCGGCGCGCTCAACCGCCTCAACAAGTAACCCTCTCCCCTGGCCCCCGTCCACGCCTCGCGCATGGGCGGGGGCCTTCTGTCTGAAAGGCCGTCATGGCTACCCTCCGCATCTACACGAAGACCCTCTCGCCGTGCGCTCAGTGCGACCTCACCGTCCGCGAGGCAATGAAGCTGCCCGGCGTCGACGTCGAGGTCTACGAAGGCATCGACCTCCCCGAGAACGCCGGGCTCCTCGAAGCCTTCCGTGAGCGACCCGCGCCCCTCCTGTCGGCGCCGATCGTCACCCTTCACGATGACGCCGGCCTCGAGGTGGACGCCTGGGCGGGCTTCATCCCCGACAAGATCAAGGCCGCCGCGTGACCGCCACCGTTCGCGTCACTCTCGACCTGCCCGCGCACCTCCCCCTCGACGAGGGCATCGCGCGCACCATCGGCCGCCTCTACTTCATGGCGGACGGCACGATCCGCGACAGCGACCGGCCCGTCGTCGTGACGGCGGCCGGGCCCATCCACGACGAGACCGTCCTCGGCCACTGGGAGCTGAGACCGTGAGCGCCGACCCTCGAGCGTCGCATCACGTCGGCATGGTCGGCGAAGGGCACTTCATCACCTACGCCGCTCGCCAAGGCTGGGACGTCTACCGAGGCCTCGACGGGCACACCGCCTACGACTTCATCGTCGACACCCCCGACGGCCTCCGTCGCGTGGAGGTCAAGCGCGTCGACTCCGTAACGGTCTCCGAGCGCGGCCACGTCTACAACACGGTCACCAAGCTCCGTTGGACGGACTACGACCTCCTTTACGTGAGTACGCCGACCGGGGACTACCTCATCCCCGCGAGCGTCGCCCCTGCAACGACGCTCGCCATCACCGTCCCGGGACGAAGCACCCGGCGCACCAAGCCCGGCAAGTGGGAGGCCTTCCGTGTCGAGCGCGGCTAAGCGGAAAGGCACCGCGCACGAGAGCGCGATCGTCCGCTATCTAAATGAACGCGGCATCCCCGCCCGCCGGGTCGCCCAGACCGGCGCCCTCGACGTCGGCGACGTCCACGGCATCGACCCCTTCGTCGGCCAGGCGAAGAACTACCGCGACCTCGCCACGGCTCTCCGCGACGGCGTCGACGGGGCGGTAGTCCAGGCCAAGCGCGTCGGCGCGGATCGTCTGCCCGTCGCCTTCATCAAACGCCCCCGCAAGAGCGTCGCCGACGTCTACGCCGTCATGCCGCTCTCGACGTTCGCCGACGTCCTCCTCCGCCTCGAGCAAGCCGAGGGCGACCTTCTCGTCCTCGAGCAGCAGCTCCGCACGTAGGCGCTCTCGGCCGCCCAGGCGGTCTCCTCTTCGTCCTCCGTCCCTCCCATTGGAGCCCCATGACCCTCACCGACTTCCTCTCCAAGTTCGACGGCGTCGAGGAGACCGCCGACGGCTACCTCGCCCCGTGCCCCGCTCACGCCGACTCCCACAACTCCCTCCGCGTCACGATCGGCACGACCGGCAACGTCCTCCTCAAGTGCCGCGCCGGATGCCAGACCCCGGCCGTCGTCGAGAAGGTCGGCATGACCATGCGCGACCTCGCCCGCATGCGTGTCGACGACTCGATCCCGGCGACGAAGAAGGCATCCGTGGCACTCCCGGCTACACCGGCCGCCATCGCGGAACTTGCCGTGCGTCTCGACGGGTACGCCGAGGCCCTGACTGGCCCGCATGACCCCGAGTCCGTCCCCGAGTCCCTCTACGAAGCCGCGCGCTACGCCGTCGACCGCTTCGGACTCACGACAGCCGACCTCGAGCGTCTTGGCCTCGGCTACGTCGACGACATCGGTGGCGGCCCTCGCCTCGTCGTCCCGTTCCGCGATCCCGACGGCGTCGCTCGCAACTTCCAGGCCCGTGCGCTCGAGGCTGACGCGGCCGTCCGCTGGCTCGGTCCCAAGTCGCCCGAGGGCGGCTCGTGGGCCAAGACGGGCTTCTTCCCCGGCTCCTCCGGCTGGCCCGAGGTGCTCATCTGTGAGGGCCCGGGCGACGCTCTGACCGGCGCCGCTCTCGGCTACGACACCATCGGCATCGCCGGGGCCTCGCACGCGGGCAACCCCGCGATTGTCGACGAGGTGGCCGGATGGCTCGGCGACCGTGAGGCCATCGTCGCGGGTGACGGCGACCCCGCCGGCCGACGCTTCTCGGCGACCCTGGCCGAGGGCCTCGTTGCTAGAGGTGTCCGCGTGCGCGTGCTCGACCTGGCCGACGGCCTCGACCTGACCGACTGGCGCGCCCAGAGCGGCCCCGGCTTCGCTCGCGACGTCATCCGGGCTATCTCGGATGCCCGCCCCGTCGCCTCTCGCGAGGCTTCGCTCCTCGCCTGGGACGAGCGCGTCTACGCCCTCTCCGACCTCGGCGGCGCCCGCTACCTCCGCGACTACGTCGAGAGCATCGGCTCCGGCGTCAAGTACACCGAAGAGGTCGGCTTCCTCCTCCTGGACTCCGGCGTCTGGCGTAAGGACGACCGACAGGCCACGCGCACGCACGCGCAAGAGGTCGCCGACATCGTCAAGAAGCTGGCCCTCGAGGCGTCCAAGGCCGCGACCGAGGGGGCGACCGAGGAGGAGCGCGAGCGCAACAAGAAGCGCGCCGGGCGGTTCCAGCGCTACTCGCAGCACGTCCAGACCACCCGCGGCATCGACTCCATGCTCCGCGAGCTGCAAGCCGTCCGGGGCGTCCCCGCCTCGCTCGAGGACTTCGACAAGCACCCCGAACTCCTCGCGTGCCGCAACGGCGTCGTCAACCTCAAGACGGGCGAACTACGGCCGCACGACCCCAACCTTCTCCTCACCCGCCGCGTCGAGCTCGACTACAACCCCCGCGCGACCGCGCCGCGCTGGGAGGCGTTCCTCGACGAGGTCTTCCCCGCCTACCCCGACCTCCCCGCCTACATGCGGCGTCTCGTCGGGTACGGCATCACCGGCTCGACGGCCGAGCAGTGCTTCGCGGTCCACTGGGGCGGCGGAGCTAACGGCAAGTCGGTCTTCACGGACACGCTCACGGAGGTCTTCCGGGAGCTGACCACCACTACGCCCTTCTCGACTTTTGAGGAGCGGCCCTCCGGTGGCATCCCCAACGACCTCGCAGCTCTCAAGGGTGCGCGACTCGTCATGGCCTCGGAGGGCGAGGCGGGCAAGCGCATGGCCGAGGCCGTACTCAAGCGCGTCACCGGCCGCGACCTTATCTCCGCGCGCTTCATGCGTAAGGAGTTCTTCGAGTTCCGCCCCACCTTCCTCCTCATGCTGGCGACCAACGCCAAGCCCGAGTTCCGCGGACAGGATGACGGACTCTGGCGCCGCGTCAAGTTCATCCCCTGGGAACGCTTCTTCGCGCCGCACGAGCGAGACGGCCGTCTCGGCGACAAGCTCCTCGCCGAAGCCGAGGGCATTTTCGCCTGGGCCGTGGCCGGCGCGATCGAGTGGTACGCCCACGGCCTCCGCGACCCCGAGACCGTCAGCGCTCACACGAAGGAGTACCGCGAGACGTCCGACGCCCTCGCGGGCTTCCTGCCCGGCATCTTCGTCGCTGACGGCGAGGCGGGTCGCGTCTCGGGCAAAACCCTCTTCGAGGCCTACCTCGAGTGGGCCGACGAGGAGAACCTCCCGCAGCGCGAGCGCTGGACCCGGCGCACCTTCTTCGGCGCCCTCGAGGAGCGAAAGCTCGTCAAGGTCAAGACGGCCTCGGGGGTGGCCTTCGAAGGCGTCCGCCGTGCCCGCCGAACGGACGCCGTGAAGGAGGGCGACCAAGACGCAGAAATTGCGCGGGCAGCCGTGGGCGGCCAGGCGGTCTCCTCTGCAACGGAAATCAACGGCGCCGACCTCGACGCCATCATCTGAACGAAAGGCCAGCCATGGCAACCGCGACGTCCCCCAACCGCCCACAGCGCTTCCTCATCGTCGAGCGCCCCTACTTCTCCCAGGGCGGCGCCCGCTTCTACCTCGACCAGGAGCACGGCGTCGAGGCCCCGCGGGAGGGGGACGTCGTCACGTTCGTCTCGGGCCCGGACGAAGACGGCGACGTCATGGTCCGGTTCCACGGCGAGGAGTTCGACCTCAGCCGCGACGCCCTCGTCAGCGTCGAGACGATCCTCGCCCTCGTCCGCACCCACGGCCTCTAAGGAGCCTCCATGTCCGACTTCACCCCCACCCACCGCGTCAAGAGCGCGCCGTTCTACCGCTCGACCGCGACCGGCGAGCGTCGCGACACCTACGAAGTCAAGGTCGGCGACCTCGTGCGCGTCGCCCCGGCCGACAAGGTCGACATCGTCGGTGACTACTTCGCCACTCGAGAGAACGACTATTCCGTCTACCTCAATGAGGAATGCCTCGAGTCGCTGAAGCCGGAGCCCACCCCGGACGCACCTACCATCACGCGCGACGCCCTCATCGACGCCGCTCGTGACGCCGGGGTCGAGTACAACCTCGCCACGGTCATCGCCGACGCCGCGGAGAACCGCTCGAAGTAGCCCGTCCCGCGCCCCATCATCTGCCCCGCCCCTTCGCTCAAGAGCGCACGAGGGGGCGGGGCTCGTCGTCGTTTCAGGAGACCCGATGCCCGACCGTCCGCACCACTCGCACATCACGCAGAGCCCGCGCTCGCCCGTCCCCGGGTGCCCCGCGTGCGCCCTCATCCGCCCGGACGTTATGCGCTACCCGCCGCACGTCGTTGAGGCGCTGTCCGCCGCGGGGCAACTACCGCCCGTCCCCACCCCGGAGGCTTCGCCGTGATCCACTACACCCACAACATCGCGGGTGATGAGTGCTCGATCTTCATGCCCGAGCGCCGCTCCGAACTCGCCGGACTCTGGGCCTTCCTCGGCCAGGGCGACAAGGTGCTCTGCATCGACACGGAGACGACCGGACTCGACATTTACTCGCCCGGCTTCGAGCTCCGCCTCTTCCAGGTCGGCAACGGCCGCGAGGCATGGGTCCTCCGTGCCGACCTCTTCCTCGACGTCATCCGCCAGGTCCTTCGTCAGCCCCGATTCTTCACGGCGCACAACGCCCCGTTCGACCTCAAGGTCATCGACCGGCACGTCGGCGTCACGATCGAGGAACTCAACGCGCGGACCTTCGATACCCGCATCTTTGCCCACCTCCTCGACCCTCGGCAGCCCGACGAGGGTGGCGCCGGGCTCGGCCTCAAGCCGCTCTCGGCCATCTACGTCGACGACTCCGCCCCGGACACGGGCGAGGGACTCAACGCCGTCTTCCGCACGATCCGCGACGACGACGGGAAGCTCTGCACGAAGGACAACGGCTGGCGCTTCATCCCGATCGACCATCCGACCTATGTGCGCTACGCCGGCCTCGACGTCATCCTCGGCTCCCGCCTCTTCGATGAACTCGCGCCGACGGTCAAGGAACTCGGCATGGGCGGCCTGTCGAAGTTCGAGCATCACCTCCAAGGCCTCCTCATGGTCATGGAGCGGCGAGGCTTCCTCATCGACGTCCCCTACGTCCAGCAGCTCGACGCCAGCCTCGAGACCGAGGCCGAGAAGTTCGCGGCCGTTGCCCGGCGCTACGGCGTTGAGAAGGTCGGCTCAACGGCCCAGGTCTCCGAGGCCCTCCTCGGCATGGGCGAGGCGCTGACTGAGCGCACCGACGCGGGCAACTGGAAGGTCGACAAGGGCGTCCTCATGCCCCTCGCCGACCTCGACGACCAATGGCAGCGGATCGAGGCGCGCACCCCTAACCCGCTCGCCGACGCCGTCCTCCGGTCGAAGCGCGCGGACAAGTGGCGCAAGTCCTACGTCGGGGCCTTCCTCGACCTCAAGGACTCGACGGACCGACTCCACCCGTTCATCGGCGGCCTACAGGCCCGCACGGCCCGCATGTCGATCAGCCGCCCGCCGCTACAGCAGCTCCCCTCGGGTGACTGGCAGATTCGACGGGCCCTCATCGCGGACCCCGGCAACCTCATCATCGCGGCCGACTACTCCCAGGTCGAAATGCGCGTGCTCGCGGCCCTGTGCCAGGACAAGACGCTCATGGAGGCGATCAAGTCGGGGACCGACCTCCACGACTTCACCGCCGCTCGAGTGTTCGGCCCGGACTTCACGAAGCGGCAACGAAAGGTCGCCAAGGCCATCGGCTTCGGCAAGGTCTACGGCGGAGGCGCGGCCACGGTGTCCCGCCAGACCGGCGTGCCCATCGACGACGTCCGCCCCGCCATGGGCGCCTACGACGCGACCTTCCCGGGCATCAAGCGCTACGGCGCCAAGCTGCAGAACCGGGCGCAGTACGGCAAGCGCGAGGTCGTCACCGTCTCCGGGCGGCACCTCCCCCTCGACCGGGACCGGCTTTACGCCGCGACCAACTACGTCGTCCAGTCGACGGCCCGCGACCTCCTCGCGCAAGCCATCGTCGACATTTTCGACGCGGGGCTCGGCGACACGCTCCTCCTCCCCGTGCACGACGAACTCATCGCTCAGGCCCCCAAGGCCGACGCCGAGGACGTCATCCGGGAAATCGGCCGACTCATGGAGTCGACCTTCTACTCCATCCCGATCGTCAGCGACCCCGAGGTCTACGGCCGCTCCTGGGGCTCCGGCTACGGCATCCCCGAGGGCCTCGACGCGGCCTGAGCCCTTCCGATCGACCTTTCATCCGCGTAACACCCCGTGAGGGCTTATCCCAGCCCTCCCGTGGGCGTATCACGGTCAACCCTCGAATCTCTGCCCACTCAGGCGTAGAGAAAGACATGACCCCGAAAGACAACTACATGTCACACCACGGCGACTTGATCCGCTCCGCGGGTGCCTCCCTCATCCGGCTCGGCGAGAACCTCGGCCACGCCTCCGACGTGCAATGGCTCCCGCCCGCGGCTCCCTCGAAGCGCAACGACACGACCGAGCGAGCCTCGGGCCTCGTCTCCAACCCCACCCTCGACACCGCGACCGACGAGCGACGGCTCAAGGTCCGCGCCGCGGTCATCGAGGCCGAGACCCTCCTCGAGCAAATGCGAGGGTCGGCGGACGGGGCGGCGGACCGTCTCGAGGCCGCTCTCCAAGAATGGGCGGGCGAGCGGGCGTAACACGCGCGAAGGTACTCGCGCAAAGGTTCAAACGCGATAGGGTGTATCTGCTAGTGGACTACCCGTCCTCGGCACCTCCTCCCTAACACGAGGAACCCACCTCGCCCATCCCCAGGGCCGAGCATCCCGCGCACCGTTGCGCGGGCTCTGCCGCCCTGACTGACCCCGCACGCCCGCTAGAGCGGGTGCCGTCGCGTCCACGCGCCAAGCGCTTCTTCATTGCGCCCTCCCGCCGTCGTCGACCGCACCCGCTCCCTAGCGCTATTCGTCGCGCCTTCATGGCGACGTCGCGCGCATATTCGCGCGCTCAAACACGCCCGCAACACCCAACGAAAGAGGGACCACCATGACCGCTCACACGACGCTCCGCGCGATCTTCGATGACAAGCTCGTCACCCGGGAGAAGCTCGAGCACGCCGAAGAGACGCGCCTCATTCGCGCGGCTCAGGATGGCGACCTCGGCGCCTACGAGACGCTCCTCATGCAGTACGCCCACGGCCTCCGCGCGCTCGTCGAGCAGGAGTACGCGCGAGCCGCCGGCCATGTGGACGCCCTCGAAACCCGCGCCAACGTTCTCCTCGCGTTCGCCGAGGCGGTTCACGAGTGCCAGACGGGCGAGCGCGTGGCATTCCGGCTCCCCAAGGCCGCCCTCCGCGTCGCCGACGAGCACCACCTCGTCGGCGGCTTCGCCATCCCGGCTCGCACGCGGCAGCGCTTCACCCAGGCGCGGCGCGAGGCGGGCCCCGACGGTGACGCCGAGGCGAAGGCTCTCGAGCTCGGCATGACCCGGGAGACTTTCCGCGCAGTCAAGGAAGCCCTCGACGCGCAGAGCCTCGACGACCTGATCGGCGGAGGGCTCGAGAAGGCGAACGACCGCGCATACGCCCCGCACGGCGCGGGCAACAACTTCGACTCCGAGCCCCGCACCTCTTCACTCACGGTTGAGCGCGGCTACTCGACCGTCGAGCAGCGTGCCGACGTCGCCAAGGCCTTCGCGGCCGTCGACGTCATCACCGGGGACGTCATCCGGGACGCCTACGGCTTCACCGAGTATGACCCGATCCCCGACGCCGAGATTGCCCACCGCCGCGGATACTCGCGCTCGAAGGTGCAGCGCATCCGCGCCGAGGGCCTGTCGACCATGCGCAAGGCCCTCAACGTCCCGGAGGCGTCCGAGTGACTGTCCCGGTGTCCCACCACGTCCTCACGCCCCTCGGCGAGGGCTATGTCGTGAGCATCGACGGCCACACCGACGCCGTAACAGTCGGCTTCCACACGCGATCGACGGGCCGCTACTACCAGCGCGAGTTCCCGCCCGAGTCCGTGCGCCCCAAGCCCCACGGGCCTCGCGAGAGCGTGGCGTCCTTCCTCGCTCGCAAGCACGACCCCGCCTGGCGTCCCCGCGGCCGACGCTCGTAGGCCCGCTGGCCCCTGCCCCGTCCCGGGCGGGGGCCTTCTGGCGTCCCATCACTTGCGCTCAAATGTTTGCGCGAGTACCGTGGCGCGCAGACCTTCCCCGCTCTACCTCCTCGACTCGAAACGGAGCGTCCCACGATGCCCCTCTACCCCGATGACCTCGGCGCTCTCGGCCCGGCCCTCGCCGGCCTGGCATGGGCCGCCTTCCTCCTGCCCCACGCCGCTCGCATCAATCGCGCAGCTCGCGCCAATCGAAAGGCCCGCCGATGACCGCCACTGTTTACCTGCCAGGCGACTACTTCACCGTCGGCCTCGTCGTCGAGTCGTGGCAGCGCCCCGGCACCAACCGCGGTTTCCTCGAGGTCGCTCGCGGTCAACTCTGGGAGCGCGTAGCCGAGGCGGCCCCTGCGCCTGTAGCGCACCTCACTCACGAGACGTGGTCGTGGGGTTGCACCGTGCCCACCTCAGAGCGTGAGAACGGCGACGGGCTGGATGCCTACGCCGTCTGTCCCGTGTGCGAGCCCGTCGAGGTGGGCAGCCGATGACCGCTCACTCCCCCGCCCGGATCAACCCGGACTCGCGCGGTGTCCTGTACCTGGCCGTCGGCATCACCATCCTCCTCGCTCTGGCGTCCTTCCTCCTCTCCTATGCGGGGCTCGTCGCGGTCGCCGCGTGGGCCGCTGTGCCGACCTGGCTGTCCTGGGCCGTCCCCGTCACCATCGACGGCGCGATCCTCGTCTACACGCTCGCGGCCCTGGTCTTCCGCGCTCGGGGCGAGAGCGCCCGCATGGCCTGGCTCTCGCTGTCCCTCTTCACGGCGCTCTCCGTGGCCGCCAACGCCGCCCACGCCTGGGACGCGGGACAGGGCGACCCTCGAGCGGGACTCGGCGCGGTCATCGCGGGACTCGCCCCTGTGGCGGTGCTGCTGACGACGCACACCCTCGCCCGTCTCATCATCGCCCCGCCCCTGACCGTCAAAGCCGGTGATGCCCCCGCCGACCCCTGGGCCATCACGACGGGACGGCTCTGGGCCGCCGACGAGGTCGTCGAGCCGGGGCCGGACGCCGGGCCGGAGCCCGCACCCTTGCCTCGCGACGAGCGCATCGTCGCCCTCCGTGCGCAGCGCAAGAGCCTTCGCCAGATTGCCGAGGAGGTCGGCGTCGGTAAGACGACGGTCGAGCGCGTGCTCGCCAAGGCCATCGCGTGAGCATGTGTGCGCTAGGCTCGCGCAAGCCAACGTCGACGAAAGGCCACAGCATGACCGACCTCACCAAGACCCCGCCCGCGGCCCCCACGGACGACGAGCGCCGGGCAGCACTCACCAAGGCCCTCCGTCGCTACCGCGGCGATGGCTACTCCGTCACCCTCTCCGGCGACGGCCTCTCGGCCACGCTGACCCGACCCCGCCGCGTGCGCGCCTGGATTGTCGCCCTCCTAACCCTCTTCACGCTCATCGGCGGCATCATCTACGTCGTCAACACCCGCGGCAAGACCGACTCCGTCGTCCTCTTCGTCGACGAGCGCGCGAAGGTCGTGCGCTCCTAGCGGACGCTCCCCTACCTGGCCCCTGCCTCTTCGGAGGTGGGGGCCTTTCGCGTTCCTCCTTGCGCGAGTGTTCTTGCGCGAACATTCTTGCGCGAGTACCGTGGTGGCTATGACCGACCCCAAGCCGAACCCGCGCATTACGAAGGAAGACCTCCTCGAGGCGCGAATCTCCTTCCATGCCCGAAACGTCATGCGGGAGCGTCACGTCAGCGAGCGGGAGGTAGCAGAAGTGCTCCTGAAAGGGTCTTCGCACCCGCATCGGGGACTCGGGCGATACGTCCTCGGCGACCTCTGCGTCGTCTGGGACGCTCGCGTCTCCGTCGTGGTCACAATCCTCCTCTTCCGTGAGGGCGTTTGGACCAACGAGGACGCCCGCGACCGTCGACGCTGACGTCGACCTCCTCGCCGCCTGTACTCTCTGAAACGCCAACTCGAGAAATGAGACCCGCTCCAATGACTGACACCTTCGGCCGCCCCGACGCGGACGCCGACCCCCGTACCTACCTGCCGACCGTTCCCGGGCTGCGCACGCTCCTCGAGAGTGAGCGCTGGCGTGACGCCTCGCTCCCCGAACAGCCCTCGGTACGCACCCTCATCTACGTCGGGTGGGGCGAGTCGGACTCGGGCACCGTCGTCCTCGTCTTCCGCGACGACCTCGTCGACATCATCGCCCGGCGCGGCGACGCCCCGCACAAGGTCGAGCAGGACGTCATGCAACCCGCCGAGGTCGCGGCGTGGCTCGAGCGCTGGGCCTCGAAGCCGTAGCCCCTCCGCCCCACCCCGGCAACAGAGAAGGCCCCCGCCCCGTGCGAAACGGAGTGGGGGCCTTTCCGCGTATTCACGCGGCACGGAGTGTCTGTTGACTTACGCCTTTAGCGTCCGCCAAAGTTCTTAGATGACAACTAAGGGCGTTACTCCTCTAGGCAACCTCCCCACGCGGGGCGGTCTCCTCTCCATGACCGATCCCAAGCCCCTCCGCGCCGTGCTCTACGTCCGCCTCTCGAAGGAGTCCGCGCGCTCCACCTCGATCACCGGCCAGACCGACGACCTCTCGGTCATCGCCGAGCGAGCGGGCTGGGACGTCGTCGCCACCTTCACCGACAACGGCAAGTCGGGCGGCAAGGAGCGCGAGAACGCCCAGGCGGCCTACGACCTGTGGGCCCGCGGGGACGCCGATATCCTCGCCGTCTACGCCTACGACCGATGGAGCCGCATGGGTATCAAGACCCTCGCCGCGCTCATCGAGGTCGTCGACGCCCGCGCCAAGACCCCGCACCCGGCCACCTTCATCGCCGCTCGAGAGGGCATCGAGTCCACACAGCCCGACTGGCAGCTCCGCGCAGCGTTCGCGGCCGACATGGCGAAGCGCGAGCGCGACCTCGTCTCGAGCCGCCAGACCGCGGCGCGCGACCGCATGCGACGTCAGGGCCGCAACGCGGGGCACGGCGTCCCGCCCTTCGGCTACCGCACCGGCCCGCACCCGACCCTCCCCGTAGGCCGTGGCCTCCACGTCATCCCGGAGGAGGCCGACATCGTCCGTGAGTTGGCCGAGCGCCTCATCGCGGGCGAGTCCACCGTCAAGCTCGCCGACGAACTCAACGCCCGAGGGGTCGCGAAGGCTCGCTCGGCGGCCCGTATCGCACGGCTGGGCGGGGAGCCCGACGAGGGCCTCGACCGCGGAAGGTGGAACGGCTCCCGCGTGCGATCGACGATGACCTCCGAGCACCTCCTCGGCCGCGTCTCGCACAACGGGGCCCCGCTCTACGGCGAAGACGGCCAGCCCCTCGCACCGTTCGAGCCCATCCTCTCCCTCGAGGCGATGCTCGCCCTTCGTGAGCGCTTCGACGCCAACCGTCGCGGCGAGGTCAAGCGGCGCGCCTCCGGCCTCCTGTCGAAGATTGCCTACTGCTCCGGGTGCGACCGACCGCTCTACCCGCGCAGGACGTCCGTCACCGAGCGCAACCCGGAGGGGCACGTCAACTACGGGTGCTCCGCCGCCTCGAGCGGGGTGACCTGCCCGCGCAAGACCTACATGTCCGCCCGGAAACTCGACGGCGAAGTCGTGGCCCGCTACCTGGCCGCGCGAGGGGACGCCCCGGAGACGCGCTACGTGCGGCGTGTGGACGACCAAGGCGCCGGCGCCGAGCTCGCAGACGTTGAGGCGCGCCTCAAGGAGCTAGCGGGGCGCCTGGCAGCGGCCGACGAGGAGGAAGAGGCCGACGACATCACGTCGAGCATGCTCGCCCTCAAGGCCCGGC